TTCCACAGTAGAATTTTTTGTATTGATCAAACAATCAAGTACATTATGTCCATAATTAAACATATATATTGATTTGTAAGGTTTTTGTAAAAGTTTTAAAATATTTAGTGAACAATCAAATATTATATCTTGAATATCTAATTCATCAATATAATCATTTTTAGTTAATGAATCAAAAATTATTGAACAATATGATTTATTATTGTATTTTTTGTGATACAATTTTTTAAAATTATTGTAATGTTTAACATTTTTACTAGTAATTGTTAATATTGTGTACATTGGATCATTTTTTAGTATTTGTTCAATAATATTAAATTTATCATAAAATACATCCATTATGTTTGTACTTTTATCATTAAAAATATTCTAGATATACATATTTCAATTTTTTTTTAAATCAGTCAATAAAATATTAGACAATTTTTTATAAAAAAAAAATCAGTCAATAAAATATTAGACAATTTTTTATAAAAAAAATCAGTCAATAAAATATTAGACAATTTTTTAAATTAAAGTACAAATGGTAAAAGACAATTTAACGATACACATTTTGGAATTATTCTTTTATTTATGCACATATGTAACATTATTTGATACTTTTTATTTCTTTCCAATATTTCATTGAATTCATCATGATATACATTGTTTATTTTAAAATCAATAATATTAAAATTATTTAATAAAGCATCTTTGATATCATACAAATTTGTATGATAAGCATCACAAATATATAATTGTTTTATTTTAGAATTTGTTTTTATTATGTCACATATAATCCAATTTTGCACATCAAATATATCTCTTTTTAATGTTAATGTTTCTAATGTTGAATATTTCAATGATTTTATTATTAATTGTACATTTGTTTCCAACCACCATGTATCATCTAATATTAAATGCTTCAATGATTTATTCATTTCAATATATTTTGCTATTTTGTCACCATTAAAAGAAACTGGACACAGTTCCAACTTTTCCACATTATAATTTTGTGTTTCATGTAAATAATCAATTATGCTGCGTCCATATTTATAAAGATTTATTGATTTGAATGGTCTTTGCAATAATAGTTTAATATTTTCATCAAATTCAAATATTGGATATAAACATGTGCATATTGATGAAATATATGAATTTTTATTTAATGCATTAATCAATATTATATCAAATGACGCCTGTGCATATATGAACATGTATTGTGTATCGTATACATAATAATGATTTATATGTTCATTAGTTATTTTTAAATTTGTATAGTTAGGATCATTTTTTAAAATTTGTTCAATAATATTTTGTTCACTGTAAAATGATTTCATATTTGATTTTTAAATATAATGTATAAAAGTCACAAGTAATTAATAATTCAATTTTTTATATTTATCAAAAAGGTTGAAATTAACAAAGTATGACATTATTTATTAATATTATATGATTAATGAAATGTGTGATATATCAAAATTGCCCAAATGTGTATTGGAATATCTATTATTTTTTATACCAGAACTAAAAGACCAAATGAGTGTTAGACTGGTAAGCAATAAATTTAAAAGGTGTGTAAAAAATAACAAATTATATGAAAGATTGAGTGTGTACATTGATACAAAAGATGAATATTTTAACAACAAAGAAAAATATTTGAATTTTACATTATCATATAATATATTTGCTAATGTGTTTAATGATAATGATACAGAGTTGATAAATTTTATGACTGATTTTTTGAAATGCAAATATGATTACTGTGACATAGTTGATTTTGCAATAAGAAATAAACTTAACAATGCAATTAACTATGTAGTAAATAATCACACAGAGTCGTTAAATAATTATAATTTTAATAACTTAAATGTGCATGTATTATTTGCTTATGATGATATTTCTGAAATACTCAGAATATATAATTTGAAGTATAATGATATTATAAAATCAAAAAAATATTTGGATTATGAATTTTTATCTTGGGTTTTATGCAAATGTTGTGCAAACTATTATTTATCTAACGCATTATATAATATACCATTAATTTTAAAAATGTATGATAAAATGAAAAATATATTCAATGTAAATTATAGATATCATTTATTATATTTAATTCTCAGCGAACAAGACGTCAATAATATGATACGTGCAAATGTGGAATTGTTCCGCGAAATGATATATCAAAAATATATTACTATCAATGATAAAACCATTGATATTATTATAAAAAAAAGAAATGAAACTAAAAATGTTGGACACTATTTGGAAATATTAATGGAACATAACTCTGGTAATTATAATATTATTTTGAAATGTTTAAGAGATAATCATGTGAGAAATAAAACAGTGCGTGCCTTTGTAAGATTATATGGAGGTATATGAAAAATATGTGGTAAAATTAAATTTGTTGATACGCATTTTGGAATGATTCTTTTATTGATACATAAGAAAATAGTTAATAAAGATTTTTGTTCCTATCAAGTATTTGTTGAATTTCTTTTGCACATGTATTATTTACTGTAAAAGTAATAAAAGTATAATTATCTTCAAATAATTTTTTCCTATCAAGATTATTAATGAGTAGTTTATTATTTATATCTGCAAATATAATATGAAAAGATGAAATCATAGTTTCATCCTTAATGATTATGAATATTTTATTTAAAAATTGTTCAGTATTGCATAACAAAAATACTCATTATATTCATATTTCTGTTATCCATTACCTTCAGTATTGCATAACAAAAATACTCATTATATTCATATTTCTGTTATGCAATACCAATTCCTCACACAATATTTTTTATTTTTCAAAGGCATTTTTTCAAATTCAGAAATAGAAGTTCCACAACTTTCCAATTCCAATAACTTCATATATTTTCTTTTATATTTTTTATATTTATGATAATAGTTCATTATACAAATATAAAAGATTTATTATTCTAAAATTTTATCAAATTTATCTATTTCATCTTTATTTTGTTCAACAATTTTATTGAGTTCATCAGTTAATACTTTTTTGGAATCTTGTAATTTAGATTTATCAACAAAATATCTATCAATCCAGAATTCTGATGATTTTATTTGCATTTCCTTTCTGTCATGATATTCATCTCCTCTGTAATTTTGTTTATTGACGAAATCAACAATTTCATTTATACTAATATATTGTCTATTTGCAATAACATCATTAATATAAGTCAATGTAGTCAATAAATACTTTGGAGCATCAAATTTTGGAAATATATTTACAATATTTTTGTTTTTATTCTTATAACTTTGCTTCAATACATTTTCAAGTTTATCTAAATATTTATCATTTATGCCTTTGAATCCAATGCAAACCAAGTATTTTTCTGAATTACCTTTTCTACTTGTGAACGGTTTCGTTATATGAACATTTGTGTAACATGCCAATAATATACATATTAATTTAGAAGTAATTAAACTGAATGATTCATAAATTTTACAAACAAAATTACCTCCTTTTTTTTGTATTTTCAAAGCAACACATATTTGCGATATTATTAATTTGAAAGCATCTTGTTCTTGTGTACTTTCATTTGTCCAATTGAACCCTCCATCTGCAGTAATAAAATCTGCCTTGGTATCCCCCAAATCATCAGTGAACAATTTAATTGTTTTAGGATCAGTCAAATCACCATTATCTTTATTTTTGTTACCTCTTGCCATCTTTCTAGAAAAAGTCCTATGTTGCACAAATCTAGATGGTTTTTCAGATTTATAATGTTTTATAAATGCTTCATCCAAAGGTTCAATATGTCCTTTAATATCATCAGGATGTAATGTCAATGCATAATATTTATCACCATTTACATTTTTAGCAAACATATCTCTATACATTATTGTGGCTTGAATAAATGCTCCAGAACCTTCAGCTAAATGCGCGGTTACAATTTTATCATTATTTGGAATCAAATCAAATGTCATTAACATTTCCCACAATTTATAAAATGCATTGTTAAGAATTTTAGGTTTGGATTTCAAACTAAAGTAAGTATCTGCAACATTGCCAATAGCTTTATCATAATCATCAATGATTGGTTCATATTTATTCATTACCAAATATACTTTTTTTTTACTTTTAAAGTCATTCAAAATCTCTTTCATTTTATCTTTAGATTGATGAATGTAATGATGAAATCCCAAAGAGAATTTTGGATAATCTATATTAGTTGAGAAAACTGGTTCTTCATCGTGATCAAATATATTGTCTTTGATTTCTGGCAATTTAATAACAATTGGCGTATTATCATTATTGATTTTTCTATTCATATATATATATACTTATCTATTTATAATTTTATATATTTAAATATTATTTCAATTTTTTGATGATATTTCAGAATGTATTTATAGTTCAATATTCTTAATTTGGCAATTAAATCTGTATAAATGATTTTATATAAAATGTATATAAGAAGACTTATGATAGATAGATTTTTTTGTGTGAAAAAAGTGTCTGACATTTTGTTGACTGATTTTTTTGTGTGAAAAAATTGTCTGACATTTTGTTGACTGATTTTTTTTATACAAAAAATTGTCTGACATTTTGTTGACTGATTTTTTTATACAAAAAATTGTCTGACATTTTGTTGACTGATTTTTTTATACAAAAAATTGTCTGACATTTTGTTGACTGATTTTTTTTATACAAAAAATTGAATATTTTTTTTAATTCAAGATATTTAAGAATATATATTATAAATATAGATATATATGCCAAATACTGTTGGATTGGATGACAATAATTTCAAAAATATTATTGATAAGAAATTATCAGATAAAATTGAAGTATTATATAAGAATACATCAAAAAATAATGAACTTGAATTTATGTTTAATAATTATAGAACAGGGAAAAACATGTTAGGCATGGAGAAGTTTTCCCAAATTTTAGAATACATGAAAATAAGAGCTAATAGAGACAAACTAGAAATCAAAAATAATGTATCTCTTGATATAATTTATAGCGAAAAAATAAATGGTAAAAATTTCAGAATTACTGTTGATGGTTTGCCCAATGTTAATAAATATATGGAAATGTTACATAACAGAAAAAATCATGTTATTTTTTCATCAATGATAAAATTCATGGGATCTGAAACTCCTGAAATTACATTGATTAGTAAAAAGAGAGATATTGAAAATATTATTGATATAGATGATTATGATATTCGTGTTAGATTTTCAGATGAAAATGAAGTTGACAACAAAACAATAAAAGAATTATCAAAACTTCATGAATCTGAAAGACAAAATATCATTTTTAGATATAAACATAGAGCTACATTGGTAATCAAAAAAGATAATGAAAGTCAAATTGTTATTGATATTACTTCTGTAAAACAAAATTCTGATATTAATAGATTAGAAAAGACAAATTCAAGATATGAATTAGAACTTGAATTATTGACTCATAAAAAGCAATCAAATTTAAAAAATTTAGACATAATTTACGATGAGATAACAAAAATATTAAAAGTATTGCAACAAAGTAACTTTTTAATATCAAATAGTCAACAATCAGAAATATTAAATGTATATGCTGATTTATTGAATGTTGACAAAACAAGAATGACAAAATTGGAGGGAAGAAGTGCACAATCATTAGAAGTACAACATATAGTTGATCAACTTCCAAATAAATATGCAGTTACAGATAAAGCGGATGGAGAAAGATATTTTTTAATAATATACAATAAAAATGTATATCTTATTTCTTTCAATTTACAAGTGAAATATACAGGAATTAAAATATCAGATGCAAAATATAATAATACAATATTGGATGGTGAATATATTTACATGGCAAAACACAATAGGCATTCATTCATGATTTTTGATTGTTTGTATGCAAAAGGTGTTGATGTTAGACCAACCTCAAATTTTATTGATAGAATAAAGTATGCTGATGATGTTGTTAAGAATTGTTTTGTATTCAAAGGTCAGAAGGGATTTGGCATTAAAGAATATGATATTAAGAAATTTAATGTTAATGAAATATTGGAATTCAATTCAAAACAAATTGATGAATATATGGCAAATTTGAATCATGATATATTGAAAGATAAAACATACTTGTTAGTGAGAAGAAAATACTTTATACCTGTATTTGGTGCACAAGACAATGAAATATTTAAATATTCAGAATTATTGTGGAATAAATATGTATTATCACCAAGCACAGAATGTCCATATATATTGGATGGATTAATATATCATCCATTGGATCAAAAATACATAACATCTGTCAAAGAATCAAAATATGTGGAATATAAATGGAAACCACCAACAAAAAATTCAATTGATTTTTATGTCCAATTTGAAAAAGACAGACATACCGGAAAAGCAATTACTTTGTATGATAATTCAAATGAAGGATATTCAAAAGATAAACCATATAGAGTGGCATTCTTATATGTTGGTAAAAGGTTAAAAACAGCAGAACAACCTGTATTATTTCAAGAAGAAAATAATAGACATGCAGCATATTTATTTTTAGATAATGGGCAAATAAGAGATGAAGAAGGTGAAATTATTCAAGATAATACTGTTGTTGAATTCACATATAGTATTGATCCAGCAGTTCCTGACAAATATAGATGGATACCATTAAGAACAAGACATGATAAAACGGAATCTGTAAAATTGTACAGAACTAAATATGGTAACTATTTTGATGTGGCAAATAGAGTTTGGAGAAGTATCAGTAATCCAATTTTAATATCTGATTTTAATTTGTTGGCTAATGATAAAACATTTGATAGACAAATAAATTTAATGAGAAATAAAATAGATCATAGTGTGATTATGTCAGAAAGAAAGGAAAATATTTATTATCAGATAAAGACCAATTTGGCAAAACCAATGAGACAATTCCACAATTGGTTAAAAAGTATTCTCATTTACACCCATTGTAATCCAATTTATGAACAAGATAGAAATTTTTCAATATTGGATATTGGATGTGGAAGAGGAGGAGATCTCATGAAATTCTATTATGGTAAAGTTGATTTTTATGTTGGATTTGATTTAGATAATAATGGTATCACTTCACCAACTGATGGAGCAATGAGTCGTTATAATCAATTAAGAAAAACACATGATAATTTTCCAAGATGTTATTTTGTTCATGCAGATGGTGGAGCATTATTAGATTACACCGAACAAGTAAAAGTATTGGGTTCAATGTCTCAAGCAAATAAAGCATTATATGATAAATTCTTCTCATTGGATCCAAACAAAAGAACAATGTTTGATAGACTTAATTGTCAGTTCGTTATTCATTATTTTTTGATGAATGATACAGTATGGAATAACTTTACCCAAAATGTAAGTATGTATTGTAAACCTGGAGGATATTTCTTAATTTCAACATTTGATTGCCAAAGAATAACTGATGAATTAAAAGATAAAGATCATATGACATCTTATTATACCAACACAAAAGGAGAAAAAAAAATATTATTTGATATTGTAAAGAAATATAAAGATCAAGATGGTATATATGGAACTAATAATGCAATTGATATACACAATTCATTATTTTCACAAGAAAATGTATATATCACCGAATATTTGGTTGATATGAGATTTTTGGTAAAAGAACTTGATGATAAATGTGATATGGAACTCGTTGAAACTGATTTATTTGACAATCAATTCCAAATTCACAGAACATATTTTAAGGATGTTGTTAAATTTGAATCAAAAGCAGAAACTAAAAAATTTTTATTGAATGCTGCTGAATATTATGATCAAACAAATGAAGTTAATAAAGCTTGTTATGAGTTGACAAAATTAAATAGATATTATGTTTTCAGAAAAAGAGATTATCAAAGATTACCAAAAAATCTTAAAGGAGGTAAATCTGATAAAACATCTATAAAACAACCTGTTGATATGTCCTTAACAGAAGTAAAAGAATATTTGGAATCAAGTAAATATATTAAAAGAGTTATTCCAGAAATGGGAGATTACTCATTTGTATCAGCAATTCATGATGTTTTGGTAAATTCTGATATTATTCCAAAATCAGTTGATCCATTCAAATTATGTGAAGATATTAATGTTGAAGTTGAAAGAGATGCAGATATTGATGATGATTCAATCAATGATTTTGCCAAAAAGTTAATAATTGCACATGAAATTGTAAATTCAAATACAGACACAGAACAAAAACAAGTTCAAGATGCTCTAAATGGAATCAATATCTTTGTGTTCGAAAATGACTGCAATGATGATACAGATATTAGTGCATACAGTAAATTACCCAATAATATAAATAAAGCTTCTCCAACTATTTTACTTTTAAAAGATGGATCAAAATATTATCCAATCTATAAAATAAGAACAAATAAACAAACTGGATTATTTGACTCAAAAACAAAATTAATTAAAAGATTGGCAGATGCCTCTGATAAACAATATTAATTCATAAAATAATTATATTTATAACTCAAAATGAATCTTAAATCTTCATAACATGAATTATCCATCGAGAGTATTGAACCTCCTCCAATTACTGCACCCAATGGAGCAAGTGGAGTAAACATCAATAATCCTCCCAGAACTGTTCCAACCCCACTATTTACTTTATTTGTATAACATCCATACATTCTATCAACAGTGTTAATAATTCTCATATGATAATTATTAATATAATATCTGCTACTTTGATGTATGTCATGTAAACATCTTCTCAAACTAATATGACATTCATTGTTTCTCAATCCAAACATATGGGTACACCTATCATGAATCATACAACATTCATCTATTTCATCAATTGGTCTCAAATTATTATTGTGATTATTCAAACCACAATAATTCCCATAATTTTCTGTTATTGTTGCGTATTGAGCAATAGTAATAGAAACACATAATAACAATAATATTAATACTTTATTCATTTTTTGAACAGTAATATATGTAATAGATTTGTCAAATAGTAAGATTTTCAATTTTATGTTGATATATGACAAAAAAATGAAATATCAAATAAATCATAATTGTATCATTAATAAATAAAATTATATGGCTGAATTATCAATAATGAATGGAAGAGAAAAAGAAGGATTAAAATTTATGCATCACATTATGAATGAATCAAAAAATAATGGAAAAGTTGCAAAAGAAGAAGAATCTATTTTTGATGGAGAAAAAGGATTAAATATTAAATATTTTGAACAAATTGATGACAAAAAATCAAAATATATCATTAAATCAGCTGACAAAAAAACATTTATTCTTATTACAATTAAAGGTGAAAAGAAAGATGAAAAATCAATGTCATTAGCTGAATTATTGAAGGAAGTTAAAGGTATTAAAAATCTTGCATTTGGTTTGAAATATTTGGAAAAATTACAAAAAGGATGATTGGAAAACAATACAAAATATATTAAACAAATGTAATTTTGATTCATTAAAATATGCTAAATTATATAATTTGAATTTGTCAGGTTTACATTTTCCTCAACAAAATTGTCAATTATCACATGTTGATTTTACTGGAACCAATTTGTCTGATTGTGAATTTTTATTACAACAGTACTAAATGGACGTAGTGTAACTAATGAAGTTAAGAAAATTCCTTGTAAAACAAAAATGAAAAACCATAAAAATATTAAATTATTTTATCAATATAAAACTGCAGATCGAGTTTTTTATAAATATTTAAAAAATAAGTATATATTATTTAATATTCAAAATGCACACATGTAATTATTGTAATTATTCAACAGATAGTTTAGGAAATTTTAATACACACAAAAAGTCAAAAAAACATATTACCAATGTTCAAGCAGAAAATCAAACAGACAATAAACCTGAAAAAATTAAAAAATATACCAAAAGAATACCAAAATCAAAAAATATAAATGAAAAAGTATTAGAAGTAACTAATGATAATTTAAATGAAAAAGTACCAAATAAAACAATACCAGATGAAAAAGTAGTAGATGAAAAAGTAGTAGATGAAAAAGTAGTAGATGAAAAAGTAGTAGATGAAAAAGTAGTAGATGAAAAAGTAGTAGATGAAAAAGTAGTAGATGAAAAAGTAATAGATGAAAAAGTGGTAGATGAAAAAGTAATAGATGAAACAGTAATAGATGAAAAAGTAGATGACAAGTTTGAACTTGACCAAGACACTTATAAAGCATTACATTTTGTAATAACATTAATCCACAAATATAAAGCAAATACTCTTGTGGAATATCTTGGAGATTTTGTGATTAAAAACTACAAGAAAGACAGAGCAGATCAACAATCATTATGGAGCGTAAATTTGACAACAAATGATTATTTTATTAAAGTATCAGCTGGTACTTCGGGTTGGCATTTGGATAAAAATGGTGTCAGAGTTATACAAATTACAATTGATCCACTTTTGAAATTTGTGAATGAATCAATAGATAAATATTTTAAAGTATTTAATGATGAATCAATATGTGATGATAGATCTATTGTTATAGAAATATCAAATATGATTAATAAAAATGTATTATCACAATATATTCTGAAATATATGTCACCTCATTTGTTTTTTACAATGGATAAAGTAAATATGTAAAGTAAATATGTATAGAAAATAAACAATATATTAATTTTATTGTTTGAAAATATAATAAGAAGTATATATTAAAGTAAGTAATGCAGCAAATGAAACAATTAATTTACTTCCTTCATTAAATTTATGCCATTTCATCAAAATGTGATAAATTATAGTAAGTGCACCTCCTAATCCGATTCCAGAAGATGGTATACTAAATCCATCTCCGATATTAAGATTTTTGTGCAAACCATAACCAACAATAATTCCCAACACTCCAATGATCATCATAATAATAAATTGTTGATTAGCTATATTGTCACAATATTCTTTTTTTGCTTTATCTTCATTAAATATGGAGAAAAAACTATCACACTCTTCTTTGGTGAGAACATATGAGGTTAATTTTGTAAAAAACACTGCAAATAAGATTGCAATGGTTAATACAAAGAAATTACTGGACCAGCTTCTATTTTGGATTATATTCATTGATAATATAACAATAGATTTTTTATATAAAAAAATTGATTATTTAAATAAATACAGTATAAAGAAATATTATATATTAATAAACCATGGATATTGATAAATTTTACAGTTATAAAGACATCAATTCTGATATGTTGCCAGACATGAGAAATTTGGCCAATGATATGAGTTATAATAAACATAACAAAAATAATAGAAGACATCCAAACAATAATTATAATAATAACAACAATAATAACAATTATAATAACAAATTTAAAAATGATATTCGTAATGTACCATCAGTACTAATGAAACCAGGCAGAAATGATAAAAAGAAATTCTTTATTGAAATGAATGGACTATTGAGTAAAATTACTGACAATAACTTTGAAGATATTTCAAATGATATATTTGATAAAAACATTGATACTGAAGAGAAGAAAACTATCTTGATAGAACAAATATTTAAAAAAGCAATAAATGAAAATAAATTTTGTGATATATATGCAAAATTGTGTATTGATATTATGAATAAATTTGATGCACCATCAAAAACATCATTCAAACATAATATGTTGAATAAATGTCAGTGTATGTTTATGGATGCTATTGAATCTCCTATATTTGAGGAAGTCACAGAAATATCTATTTCAGCAGATCAAGAAATTCCAGAAGTAAAATCATCATTCTTTAAAAATAAAAATATGATATTGGGTTGTATGGGATTCATTGGATGTTTATATTTGCAATCAATGTTAACAACCAAAATTATCGATAATTGTTTTACAACAATGTTCAGCCAATTTGAAAATGAAAAATATTATACAGTTGATTGTATGTGTGCTTTAATGATTGTGATCGGTAATAAATATTCAAAAGAAAGTCCAAATGCAAAACAAACTTTTGATAACATAGATAACTTGAAAAATGATGAAAGTGTGTCTGTAAAAGAAAAGTTTGTATTGATGGATTTAGCAGAAAAAAGACAAAAGTTAAAATGGGCATAATTTTGTTAATTATTTTATTTATTAATATTTATATTTTATCAAAAAAGTTATTCTTTGATAACATTTGCACGATATATTCAAAAAAATAAATGTGGAACTAATCAGCAAAAAATTGAAAATTATACATCATGAGCATTATTGTATTTATTGGTCATGAGAAAATATTTAATGACATATAAATATATTGATCTAGTAATGATTAGAAATTTTATTGATATGCCTTTATGTATTCTCCAATATATATGTGATGCATATTTATCTCCAATAGATACAATTTATTTATCACAAATGAATAAAAAGTGTTCAAGAATTAAAATAAAAAGACTACATGATATTCCAAATAAATTCAGAGACAATTTGACAAATGATATTTTAAATAAATATGAATATTTGGAAGAGTTGAATATATCTGATAATCCAAATGTAATAAACATAAAACATGTTATACATTTAAAAAAACTTGATATGTCTCGATATTGTCAAGCATTACACTGTCTCAATAACAATTTTATAAATTTAGTTGATTTGAATATAAAAGATAATGCTGTAAAAATAGATCTTAATCATTTAATAAATTTAAGAAAATTAGATATTTCTGGATATTGTTGTGTGGATGATAACGATATTGAACACTTGGTAAATTTGGAAGAATTGATCATCCAAGAAAATACAAAAATAAATACTGTTTATAAATTTACAAATTTAAAAAAATTAGATATATCTGGATATTACAACAAAATTAGATCAATCGATACATTAACAAATTTAGAAGAATTATATATAAGTAATAATAAACATATTTTTGATATCAATTGTTTGGTGAAATTGAAGAAATTATTTGCAGAATCTGGTTGTAAAGTTAGCAATGATGGAATAAAAAAATTAATCAACTTAAAAGAGTTATATGCGCAATCCAATAATAAATTATCAAACTTTACACATTTGATAAATTTAAAGATACTTTGTGCCAGTGATATGTCAGAAACCAACATTGCAAAATTAACAAATTTAGAAGATTTGCAAACACATGCATTTCGCAAACATAACATTAATGATAATAATATCCAATATTTGACAAAATTAAAAAAATTACATATTGGAAGTTATGTTTCTGAACAAAAAATAATAAATTCACACAGTTCACTTTCTCTTGCTCATATAACAAACAAAGGAATAAAGAATATGATTAATGTGGAAGAACTAGATGTATCTGGAAATCAAAAAATAACGAATATAAATCATATGAGAAAATTAAAAATATTGGATGCGCGTGGTAATTCATGTGGTATAACACAAAAATACATAACTAATTTGACAAATCTCACAAAACTGGATATTTCATACAATGTAAAAATATCAAACGTTAATACTTTTGTTAAATTAAAACATTTAATTGTATCTGGTAATAATAAAATCAATATTCACAGTGTTAAAAAGTTAACCAATTTGGAAACATTGGATATATCAAAATGTGATAATATAAATACAAATATATTGAATGATTTGAAGAATTTGAAAATAATAAAATAATCAACAAACACTGATAAATTGCACTAGATATTCTATCAATTCATTTTTGTTTTCATCCCCAATATTATTGTTTAAATCGAGTATCGTAATTGGTGAAAAATTAGCATCACTACCATTATATTTATTAGTTAAAATATTAACATCAACACCTTTTGTTAAAAAATAATCAATTGATTCCACTGTGCCATACTTACAAATACAATGGAATGGTGTCCAACCATCTTCATCTTGAGCGTTGACATCAATCTTCTTTACATCAATTAAATATTGGAACAAATCAATGTCATGAGTTTTTTGTCTACATGCTATATGTAACAAATTCATTCCTCTTTCATTTTGCAAGTCAAAATCACCACCATATTTTTCGAATCTTTCAATATTTTGCAATGTCAAATTTGAAACAAGTTGTAATAATATTTTTGTTTTAGATTCGTCATCTTGTATATAATTTTTAGAAAACATATAATCAATACATTCAAAATCGAGTCTCTTGTTCAATATATATTCCAATACAGAAGTTCCATTTTCATTTATCATATTAATATTACCTCCATGATGTTCAAATAGTTTAACATTGGCAAGTGATGGTGTTGATACAAGTTGCCATAATAATTTAATTTTTGATTCTTCATTTCTTATGAAATTATTCTTGAATAGGTAATCAACTGTTCCAGGAGAATTATTTGCTTCAAGTAACATATCCAATGTAGATTTATCATCATAATTCATATCATTAATATCACAACCTAAATCAATTAAATGTTTAACAACTAGGAACATTTCTGAACTTCTGCGAGTTGCACAATGTAATGCAGTTTCTCCAGAATCATCTTTATGTAAGACATTGGTAGCACTCAGTAATTGTATTATTTCAATTGATGAATATTCAGAAGCATAATGTATCAATAATTTTCCATGCGAATCTGGAGAATCTAGGATTGAATTTTTAATAATGTATTCAATCACATATTGTTCTTTACAATATTTCAATAATGTATGTTTCATTGATCTACCACTGGCATCATTGTCATTCAAATTGAAATCTGTATATTTCAATAATGTTACAAAATCTTTATTTGATAAATATCTTAATACATCATCTTTATTGGATAAATATGTTTTATCAAAAAAATATATTTCTTGTTTCATATTTGGATTAATAATTACAAATGCATCAACAAGTTGTTTTATTAAAGTAATTGGTTTGTAATTTGTTTTTAATTCTTTTTTTGTTAATGGATTTTTGTTTATTCCATGCATCTTCATTTTGTCTGTCATATCATGTTCAAAAACAAATCCATCAGAAGTTACCGGTTCATCAAATAATTGTCCTGATATTGGACATCTCAAACAATTGTCAATATTGTATAGAAATTTTTCATTCTGTTTCATCGTTTTTTCATCAATTATTTCCACTTCTTTTGTATCCATGGATTCTTCAACTAGTTTATCTTTCTCTTCTGTCATATTACAAAATACTGTATCATCAGTCATATAACCATTGTCCACTAATATACTAGAAAAAATGTCAAATGTGTTATCACTCATTAATAATTATATTATATTAATGCCATATTGATTTTAAGATCTTTAAAACTTTAATATTTCAACTTTTTTATAAACAAATTAATGACTTTCAAGATATTACAAATCGCTCATTTTGAACAAAGACTTGACATTATATCCATCATTGATCAATGCACTTACTCCAATATCTCTATCCAACACACAAATGATTTGGTTAACCTTTATATTTTCTTCTTTTAATTTATTGATTGTTTCTGTGACACTTGATCCAGTTGTTATGACATCTTCAATTATTATTACATCATATTTTTTTTGTACTCCTTCTATGATATTTCCCTGACCATATTTTTTTCTTTCGGATCTAATCATCATATGTGGTATATTTAATTTTTGACTAATTAAAAAGGAAAATTGCAATCCACCCATTGGAACACCTACAATTGCAACACCATCAGAATTATTTATTAATTTTATCAACTTGTCACATACTTGATTTAAAATACTTGGATGTTCCATCAATAATCTAAAATCTGCATATATTTGACTTTTCTCTCCAGATTTTAATGTAAAATTTCCTTTCTTTATTATATTTAATTGTTTTAACTTGTGCAACAAATATAAATTATCATCCATATATAATTTTGCTGATAGTATTGGATCATTTGATTCATAAATTCCTCTCCCAACTATTAAGTAATCTACTTTTTTATTATCCAATAGATGTGATGGTGATTGATAAGTTTGGCCTAAATTATCAGATTTAGTTGAAATATTCACTCCAGGTGTAAAATGCAAAAAGTCATCAGCTAATTTTTCCTGACAAATGAATCCAATTACAACATCTCTATTATTTTGTGCCAGACCAACAGTGTGTTTTATGTAATGTTGATCAATTAAATTATTTTCTGTGGACATTTGGGCGATCAACAATATACAACAATCATTATTCACACAATTTTCTCTTAATCCATCAATAATACTTTGCCCACATATAGCATGTACAGTAATTAAATCAGCATATTGTGTAATGTATTTTGATTGTAACTGTACTATGTTTCCAATATCAGCAAATTTTCTATCTTCAATGATAATGAAATTATGTTTTTTCTTCAATTCCACCAAATCATCAATGAATGTTTCATCAATATCAGTTATTATATCAGCATGCATTTTGACACCCATGATATATGGTCCAACTTGATCTAACAATTCCAATAATTTATTTTTATTTGTTAAATCTGCAGATAATATTATTTTACTCTTTTTAGTATCACTAATATTTCTTATCTTATCCATTTTATTCATTTTAATAGTATCAATGTAATTCATTCAATCCATAAATCAATTTTTTTATAAAGAAATTTTAATGTATGTGAGTAGGTTTAAATTTAAATACTTTACAATAAGTGTATTCCATAATTTTATCTGCCAAATAATCCAATGGCTTTATCATGGCTGGAATTGATCCTATAGCAACCATTGCAGGTAAAACTGCCAATATTTTTGGATTTTTTATCATTTTTAATTTATGCGAATTATTTTTAACCAAATTCACAATTGTATGAATGGTTACTGATGGAAATACTAAAGATGCTTGTGCATGCCATAATGTATGATACCCCATGAATTTTTGTATTGGTGTTAAACCATATTCTTCTTTTGGTAAATTTTTTAAATGTCTATTTTCATGATATTTAAAATACAAATCACCACAAATATAAGCACCTGTCAAACCATACATACCTTTAACAAAGTAATTTGGAGCAACACCACGAAAACCTTCTCCAACATCTGACGCATATGATAATCCACGCATATTAGGTAACTTTTTAAAAACTTGCAGTACGTCAGGTGCATAAGATGCAAATCTCAATGTTGTTAAATTAATTAAAAGTCTACTGGTAGCACCACTATATTTCAAAAATTCGGAAAAATATCCTTCTTCTTTAATTTCTTCTCCAACTTCTTTCTTTTCTTCTTCTTTATTATCAATTGAAATTACAGGTGTTTGATTTTTATCCATTTTGAATAATAAATATAATAAATAATATCATCAATCATTTAATTTTTCAATTTTTTTATGTTTATTCTTTCTCTCCAAATTAATTTGAGTTTGCCTTGCCATATAATTCTCAGTGGAATAGTAATCTTCATTTCCCATCACGGATGTTGAATCCCTAAAAGTTAAATTTATTCTCACTTTATCTATCAATTTTAATTCAAGTGGTGCACTGTCCAATAATACTTTTGTAACCCTATGCCATGCTAATCTTTGTGGTCCTCCAAATATCAAAACATCTCCAGAATTAAGTTGAAAAGCTCTCTTTATTGGTTTAGAATCAGTAATTTCATGCATTTCAAACAAACATGAATTTCCAATGGATAAAGATATAACTGGTTTATCCAAATCTCCATCATTTCCACCATTATCTTTATGTCCACCACATCCAATATCTGTTTTATAATATAATGATAATAAATGTGTTGGTACAGAATTATTTATTGTTTTATCAACTTTGTCAATAATTTCCATCATTTTTTTACACATTTTCATCAAATATTGTTTGTCATTTTTGAAATAATCCAAATTACAATAAAATCTGCCTTTGTGTTCTGCAACATTAAGGGTTGCAACTAGTTCTTCTTTGCAAAAAACTTTATTTAACACCATTGGATTAATAATTTTATCCACCAAAATATTTTGTTCATTGATTTCCAAGAAATTTCTAATAATAACTATTCCATCACATATTTTATCAATATTCATTTTTATTGTTTTATTCATTAATATACATTGCATTGTTATTTATTTTCATTTTTTTAATTGTCCAGTACTTACTGACTGATTTTTGAAAAAAAATTGAAATATTAAATGTTTGATATGTCTTTTTAGATTGAATATATATAAAATGGCAAACAATAATATATGCAGTGCTATAATAGAAAATGGATTAAACTGTAGAAAATCATGTTTTTTGAGAACCACTTGTTGTAATATGTGTCATGATCATTGTAAGATATATTGTGGAAATTATGAACCAATTGAATATATTGGTGAAAATGTGGACAATGATCATTATCAAGGTAATGTTACAAACTCTCATGAAAATGATGATAATGATTACGATGACAGTGACTCTTTCATTAACAATGAAAAACAAGATTTGGAACTAGAAGATGATGAAGAAGAAGAAGATGATGAAGAAGACCTTGATGAATCATCCGAAAAAATAGAACAATTAATTTCAACAAGAGTTTTGAGAAAAAGAAAAAATAATATTCCGAATGATAATACAACTTCAAAAAAAAACAAAGATTAATTTTTTTATTAGAAAAATTTAATAATAAAAAAATTTGGATTTACATGTTTAATTTTCAATCTTTTTCATAAATTAATGTAAAATTTTATATATTAGTTTTCCACTGTAACATCCAAGTAACAAACCACCAATACACAATATCATACCTTTAACAATTAATTTATCTTCATATTTAATTCTAACATTAAATATTTTTGTGATACTTGAGTTTTCATCATGAACATTACCAGTTACTTCATTCATAACATTATAAAGACCATTAATATTTATTGCAGTATTTATAGTATTGGAGTAACCATTGACATCTGTTGCAATATTTGCAGTATTGTATGAACCATTTATTTTTTTTATTGTGCCAGTCACAACATTATTATTTCCATTGACAGTATGTGCATCTCCAGAAACATAATTCGTAGATCCATTTATGGTTGTTAGTACATTACCGGTAATTTTATTATTATATCCATTAACATCTTGAACATCACCAGTAACCTCATTACTATTTCCAATAACATCATTTATATCACCAACAATTTTATTATTGTGTCCAATGATACTTCCGGTCATTTTTCCAGTGATTGTAATATGATTGTCACATCCAATGATATCATAATCACAATCATCTAAAATAATAGTTTCTTCATTGAAATATTTTGCTTTTTCCATTTTAATATTATCTTTGTTATACAATTGATTAGCAATATGATGGATTTTCAATTTTTTGGACAAAAAATTGATATTTTAATGTAAAGTATATAAAAAATATATCATTCTAATATATTATCTTATGACAAGCCCATATATTAATACAGAGTTATATACAACAGTTGCATTATATCCAAATCAAATGAATAATGACATATATATCAATTTGAAGAGTAATTTAGAGGATAAAGTTTTGGGAATGTGTTTTAGGGATTACGGATATATCAATGAGATATATGAAATAACAAAATATGATGATGGCGTAATAGAAGCAGAAAATTTATCTTCATCTGCCAAATATGATATTAGTTTTTCTTGTAGATTATGTATTCCATTGAGATTGACAGAAATAATATGTAAAGTTGACAAAGTAAATAAATTATTAATAACAGTTGTTAATGGTCCAATTTTAGGAATCATAACAAATGAAAGAATAAATGATGAGGTATTTTTTCTTGATAATAATAATAGTTTAAGATATAAGAAAGAAAATAAATCATACTTACTTAAATCTGGTGATTTTGTAAGAATTGTAATAGAAAGTGTACAATTCAATCATGGTGATGAAAAAATTAAAGTTATTGGATCACTTAAAAATATGGCAATAGATGAAGAAAAGAAATTATTTTACCAACAATCATTCAATAGAACAGGTGAATTAATTGAATTTGCAGAGTACTTTGAATCAACTGTCAATCCAAATGATGCTGATCAAGGCTAAAGTAATGATAATTTAGATCCATCAACACGTCCCATACCAGTGCATGCATCCCATCCAACAGTAGCATTATAAGCTCCATTATTACCACTTGTAATATCAACTATTGGTTTGTTTGCATATAAAGCAGTATTAATGAATGGTGAGTGTGTACCTTTAGATTGATTTAATCTTGCTGTTAATCCAGACATTAAAGGTGCAACACAACTTGTACCACCAATAATGTATGTATGTCCACCCAAGTATATTTGATATCCAGTATCAGGATTAGCATTTCCAGCACAATCTGGAACTCCTCTTTTAGTAGTTATAGCTGCAATACCATTTTGATAAGTTGGTTTTGCAAATTCAACACTGAATCCACCACCAGAAGCACCAGTATTATTATTCCATACTACTTCACTTGTTATAGTGGTACTATTTGAATTTAAAGTTGTACCTCCACAACCAATAACATTTGGACTTGAAGCAGGAAAATCAACATTATTTTTATGATTATTATCACTTGAACCATTATCACCAGAAGCAACAAAAACATTAATATTTTTGGAAACAGCTGTTGCAAATAAAGCATTATATGATAACAAAGTAGTAGTTGCCCAATCTGGTTCAGCTTGACCCAACTTATTGAGATAATTGAAGGATTGTGTGTTGTATCGTAAATTGCCGCATAAATTGTATCATAAAATCCCATATCACTATTTGGTCCAAAATATACAATAATTTTTGATGCTGGAGCAATTGCACCAGCTACTTCTATGTCCAATACTACTTCATAATTATCTCCAGATGTATCAGCTGGATTATTTTTTGCTCCATCAACATCAACTACAGTAATTGTTGGTTGAGCACTTGGACTTATGCCCAAGCTAGTCCAATAATGAGTGAGATCACTTTGATTGAATCCACCGCCCAATTCAATAATACCAATAGTTTGTCCAGAACCATTATATGCAGTTGGATATTTGTACAAATTTGCTATTTGAAGTGGAGTAAAAGATGTTAATAATGATCTTGTTGCATCTCTCATTTTATAATATGTATGTGCTTTTGGAATATTATTAAATCCAATAATATCAGTGACATAATCTAATTCTGTTGGTACAGTAACATCTTGATTATGTGAATGATATGAATTTGTTCCGTTTGTGTATTCATGTAAAGTTACATTAAAGATTGCATTAAATCCTTTATGAGATCCATGTAAATCTATGAAATGTTCTGTTGTTTTTGTGATTTTTATGCCATTATTTTGTGTAATTGTGTTCAAATGAATCATATGTTCACTTGTTAATTGTGTTGTTGTATGTTTAATTAATTTAAGGCCAAATTCATGTGTATTGCTTAGCACTTGTCCTATTGTAAATTTACTGTCTATTTTTGGAGATTTTATAATTGTCACATATAAAGTTTTGAAATTTAATTTATTTTAATAAATAATTTATTTTTAAATACATCACTTAAAAATAATTTAATATAATTAAATTAGGAATGAACAAAACATTAGCAACACAAAATGATTATCCACATGGAAAGAAAATTCCTTATTGTATAAATTGTGGAAAAAATGGACATAAATTTAAAAATTGCAGAGAAGCAATAATCAGTTATGGTGTAATAAATATATTTTTGGATACAGACAGTGAACAACTAAAAACATCATTAATTGAAAAATGGAATGATGCCACAGTAAATAATAATATATTTAATGATATGGGAATAATATATAAATCTGAATTTGACATAAATGTCTTTTGTGAATTCAAAGACAGAATCAAATTTTTAATGGTTAGAAGAAAAAATACATTGGGATACTTGGAATTTATCAGAGGAAGATATAATTTAGAAAATGTAGATGGTATTGGATTTTTATTCAAACAAATGACAATGCAAGAAATAAAAGATATAAGTACTAAAAGTTTTGATGAAATGTGGTATAATATTTGGGGAAGAAATGATTATGCACACAATAATGAATATATCACAGCAAAAAAGAAATTTGATAAATTAAAATACAATTCTGAATATTCAATTGATTTGGATTTTTTTGTGGAAAACATAAAACCAATATATGATTTTCCTGAATGGGGTTTTCCAAAAGGAAGAAGAAATTATCATGAAACAAATTATGACTGTGCGATAAGAGAATTTATTGAAGAAACAGGTGTCACTGATTCACAATTTAAATCATTGGATGGTATTGCTCCAATTGAAGAAAAATTAATAGGTACAAATGGACTAAATTATAAACATGTATATTATTATGCAATGTCATTGAATGATAACACAGATGATCTCAAAAATAACACATATTCTCCAGAAATTGGTGATATTGGATGGTTCACATACAATGAAATAATGAAACTAATTAGACCATATCACAAAGAAAAGAAGAAAATTATTACACAATTATACATGTATGTAATTAATACAATAAGTGCAGTATTGCATACACAAGTTTAAGGCATAAACATAACAACTTCAGGAGCAGTTACTATCAAAATACCAATTAGAACACTTGATAATACAGAACAAATAATCGAAGTTATACCCAAACCCATGTCCCATTTTTTGGATTGGCATTGTTCAGCATTAGAATAGTCAGGTTTCGCAATTACAACTAGAGATATACCTAAACTGAGAACTAAAATTATAAAAATTATGGTAAATACAGGAATCATGTTTTATATATGTAGTTCATAAAATTATTACAAATTTTATGATCAAAATATCACAAATTTTATGATCAAACCATCATAAATTTTATAATCAAATTATTGTCAAATAATCACTAAATTTATGATCAAAACAATATTTTTAAATTTATTTTTAAAGTGATTTATATATATATATAATTTTTGAAAATGAATCAAAATGAATATTTATTTGAGTTAATAAAGACACATAAATGGACTGATATTGTAGATTTTTTAAAAAAGAATGAAGATTATGATGTCAATATACGTGATGAAGGGAATAATTATCTTATAAATTATGCTATATTATTCAATAAAGTGGATATAGTTTCTTTGTTAATACACAGAGGATCAAAACTTGATATAACAGATAATGACGGTAGATCAATTTTGTATATACCAATAAAATTTAATTATTATGAATTGATTCAATTATTGTTGCACTTCAATGAAAGTTATATCGGAATATCTCTAATAGACATGTATGATAAAAATGGTAATATTCCATTGCACTATGGGATAATTCACAAAAATGAAAAAGCAGTTTCGCTATTATTAAATGCTGGATCTGATATAAATACAACAGATAAAAATGGTTTTAATTCTTTACATTTGGCAGTTCATCATAAATTATTTAATATGTGCAAATTATTTATTGCACATGGAGTAAATATTAACAATAAAACGCATGTTGGTGAATCTGCATTGCACATTGCATGTAATTTTCAAGAATATGAAATTGCCGAATTATTAATTAATAATAAAATAGAAATAGACATGCAAGATTATGATAATGAATTTACGCCATTGCATTATGCCATTAATTCCGGAAACATTAAATTGGTGAAATTATTGATTGATAATAATGCAAATCTAAACTTGCAAGATTATTATGGAAATACTGCATTGCACTATGCATTACTTGAATCAAATTATAATATGGTGAGTTATATCATTAATGAATCACCAAGCAAAAACAAAATAAATTTTAATTATTATAACATATCAAGTCAATTGCCAATTCACATACTATTAAGTAAAATTGATTATATACCAGAAAATATATTGGAAATAATTTTGGCTGGATCAACTGTGAATGTACAAGATATTGATGGTAATACTCCACTCCATTATTTGTCTAAAAATGGTCTTTGGAAAAAATATAAAAGTATATTATCTCAAAAAAAATTGAATATATTTGTAAAAAATTTTTATGGAGATCAACCATTCCAATTTATTGATGAAAAAGATATGCAAGAATATATTAATATGATAACCAATAGTTATTTATATGTGTTGAGATTAAAAAGTAATGTGTGGATAGAAAAATGGGAAAATATGTGTAAAATAGAATTATTCAAAGATAAATTAACAAAAAGTGAATATGATATTATTTCAAAATATATTAAACTGGATAACATCGAAAATAATCATGATATTTGTGTTAACATTATAGATATCAAAATATTAAAAATGATAAAAGATAATGATGAGAATTGTTTGAAATCATCATATCCTATAAAAATAAATAAAATATGCATTAAAATAGAAAGTGGAAAGAATGCCGAATTTTGCACATTCACAGGTATAACTTTGGATATATTGATGGGATTAATATATTTACTCAAAAAACATAAAAATGCATGTTCGATATTGGATGAAAAATTTATGGAAAATGGTGAATTATGTAAATATTATAGATCAATTGGAATATCACTAACATCTGGATGCGAATTTTTGAATTTTGAAATTGTATGGGTTTATCAAAAATTATATTTGGCAACAAATTTTTATGATAATTTCTCAAGGTGCCTTTCAAATAAAAATAAATCATTTATCATAATTCCTATTGGCATAGAATTAAAAAATGGAAGTCATGCAAATTATCTAATATATAATATTAAAAAAAAAGAAGTTGAAAGATTTGAACCATATGGATCTCAATCACCTTATAAATTTGATTATAATCCGAAATTGCTTGATGATATATTGGAAAAAAAATTCAAAGAAATTGATCCAAGTATAACATATTTTGCACCAAAAGATTTTATGCCAAAAGTTGGATTCCAATTTTTTGATTCATTTGAAACAAGATCCACAAAAATAGGAGATCCCGGTGGATTTTGTGCATTATGGGCAATATGGTATACAGATATGAGATTAACTTACAATGATATCAATAGAAGTTCACTTGTTAAAAAAATCATTGCAAATATGAGAATGCAAAATATTTTGTTCAAAAATATCGTGAGAAATTACTCTGTTAATATTGTTGCAATTCGAGATGATGTATTACAAAAGGCAAATTTAACAATAAATGATTGGATCAACGATAATTTCACAAATGAACAATTACTAGATGTCACTGCAAATATCACAAATCTCATAACAAATTGTTGAATTTATCTAAAAAGACACTCTTCAAGTATTTCACTTTGCTCAGTTCATTTCATTCACAAATTTAATGATAAATTATTAAATTCATTGAAAAATCATCTGAAAAATAATACGCTCAGTATCATAATCAAAAAAATAAAAATAATTAAAATTACATATATCTGGATCATCATTTTATTTGATAATTTATTTGTGCTGTACATATTATTATATTTCAATAATACCTCATTATAAGACATCGTTGGTTTGTTGGTTGTTATATTTACTGCATTATGTACATCTATTAACCATTTTATTACTTTTTCTTTTGATGATAATACTTCATTAGACAATGGATATTTTTTCAAATGGCCATTAAAATGTGCTTTGCATGTAGTACATGGCAATACATGTTGTAAAGCTATGAAAAATTGTTTATAATTTTCTTTATCTTGTTCAGAAGGACATGTTGGATACGATAAAGTTATAGTATGCAAAAATATCCAAGCAGGCTCTCCCCATATATTAGGATTCATTTATATATGCAATTAAGATAAAAAAAATATCCTTTTCTAAATATTTAATATTCTTTGTATGGTGATAATCTACTAATTCTATTGAAAAATAATATATAATCCCAATTTGGTTTTTTTAACTCAATAATATAACCACCATTATTATTTTCTGTCCAATATGAATTGCTAAACTCTATAAGTTTATTATGGAACTTGTCATATAATTTATAAGGTTTGTCGTTCATATATTTTTTATTAAGTATATATACAAAATTTTTGTAAAAATAATTTATCACTGATCTTCTTATTTCACAATCATCGCCAATGCAAAATCCATTAAATCTCACAATTCCTTCATAAGCCTGAGATAAAATAATACAATATTTATTTCTGAATTTCTTTTTTAAATAATGTCCACAAAAATGAGTTAATTTTGGATGACTTTTTTTAATCCACTTTCTATTTGCTACATCCAATGATCTGTCATCAACGTGCGCATTGGCTGCCCACAAAAAATTTATATTATCAACATCCAAATGTTTCACAATAGTTTCATACATAATCATATCTCTCTCCAAAATATCTGGATCAATACCAATTATCGTAATTCGTGATTTATGCTTCCTTATGTATTTTATTATTTCAAAATATATTTCTGATTCTAAATAATGATTCATGTATCTGCATAATACGCCATATGGATATTTATTTTGATACATACCTTCTTTTTCAAATATTAATTTTTTATCTTTCATAATATTTTTGGAATGGTACTCATTATCTTCAATAAAAATCATTATATTTTTATTAGTTTCACTCAATGCTTTTTTTAACAAGTTGAATCTATATTCATATATGTTTTGGGATCCATGTGTAAAATCTCCAATTCCAATCAAATGATAATCTAATATGTTCATATATATTAAATTGTTTTTAAAAAATTATTGTGATAAATAAAAAAAGATTATTTAATATGTTTTGGTAATTGGTGTCTTTTCATTGAATATAAATTTAAATTCATATGTTTCAGTTTCATCAAGCATTTTTCTGAGTTGATCAATATTTGTTATTGGAATATTATTAATCGATGATAATATTGCAACATTTAATGATTCACCACAATCTTTAATTGGAAAATCTTTTCTTAATTCTTCAAATTTATCATCTTTATTCAACAAATCTTCAACAATGATTATTCTTTTGTTATTATTACAATATGGATTCTTTTCTAAATATTTATCCTGTATGTACAAATTGTTAATTTTGCGATTTTTCATAATTTGAATTTTCTTTTCACTCAACTCTCTAAAAATAAATGATTTATATCTGACATATTCATTTGGTAAATCATTCAATAAATATCTCATTTCATGTATTGACTTTAATTTAATTACAACACTACTTTCATCATCTACATGTTCCTTAGTTTTTTTATTATATTTATAATAATTAATTTTTATTTCATCAAATGGTTTGAAATTCATCATAATATAAGTGTTAAACTCTACATTTATATTACAATTTTCATCATAAATCTTATAAGTACTATCAAATTTATTATCATTGATACTACTTATAAGAGTTTCGTCAATAAATTTATATTTTTTTGTAGAATTAATATTTTCAAAAGATATTTTATAATTATTTTTTGTGATTAATCCATATTCTTTTTGATTTTTTATGGTCGGAAAAGCAACATGACCATATTCTAATGGCACAAAAGTCAAACCTGAAAAAGAATTTGTATCTGAAAATTCCTTCAAAAATTTATATAATAATACTGTGGGTAACACATTCAATTTTTGATCAGATGCATCACTCAACATTCCAATTACATACTTATTTTCACATATTAACAATGATCCACTGTACGAACTATAATTTGATTCATATAAATTTTCGCCAAGTGGAGTTATTGAAACATATGGAATATATGGTACATTAAATGATGGTTTATCAAATACCACATCATGTATATTGAAACTTTGGTCTCCATTGAGAAAATCGCATGATCCAGTTGTTGGTATTAAGAAATTCTTAAAATCATCAAGTGTCAATCTTTCGTAAGATCCATCTGGTATCTCCAATAATGCAACATCCAAATAATCAGAATAACATACACATGTAATATCATCAATTATATCATCACCGTATGCCACTTTTGTATTAAAACCATTTCTAATCCCATGATAAGAACTCAATATATATGTTTTATCATTTAATTCAATAAAATATCCAATAAATCTATTTATTAATTCTGTTGTTGTACTGTTGATGTCCCATTCTTTATAATTTTCTGAATATATATTGGAACAAATATTAACTTTTGGACTACTCATTATTTACTATAATATATATTACAAACAATATCATAATCATTAATTATTTCAATTTTTTTCAATACAATTTATTGACTAAATATTCCAAATATGGACTTGTAAATCTTTGATCTAAATGTGGAATTGTTCCACCACGCATAATAGTATTTGTTTTATCTTCCAATATTTGAAATTGATTTTTCATCATCATATCTAATATCTCGCGAAATTTGGGATCATCATCAAATTTTGATAAATATTGGATATTCAGTGGATTGTATGCTGATATAAAATCACGTTTTATTCTCTGAATAGTTTTTATATAATTAGTTGCCAATAATGCTATTTTTTTATTATCTTTTGTTAAAGTGTTTAACATTTTTTTTATATTTAGAATTTGATATTTTTCATCATATTTTTGTTGAGTAAATTTAAAAGGAGCATATGCTAAATAATTAATGTCTTGTATTAATTTTGGTGATACAGATGCAATACCGAAAATTGTACTTTTTGTTGTTTTTGATCCTGTGTACATTATATAATTATTGATATATGTTGGATTTACCATTGTGAGATATTTTTTTGATTGTGTAGTTTTTGGCATAATTGTGTACGTGTATTCTGGCAATGGATTGTAAGTATTCATATAAATATTTGATTCATCTATTCTACTTAAATTATTCAAGAAAAATGCATGTAACAATGATTTTATAATTTTTTCATTATTATTGTGTGAATATAGTTTTGAGATTTGTATTGCATTATCAAAATATTCAAAATCTGGATGACTATCTTTCATAGAATAATCAATTTCATACAATTTATTTTCATATTTAATGATATCATTTACATAATTGATATATTGTTTGTAAAATTTGATGATAAAATCAAAATTAAAATTATTTAGTTTGCTCCATTCAATAAGTTTATTAGAATTTGCATCAATAAGACCAAATATATAATCTTTTATTCCATCATTTTGGATAAATTCTCTTTCTTCTGATTTACTTAAATTATCTGAATAATATAATTTACCAGTTCCATCCATTCTAATTAACATTTTTAATATATTTTCATCAATACCTGTAAATATATATTTTGCTTTATTTCTTATGTATATCATTTTTTGATTTACCAATAATCTTTTATCTGATTCTGATAATTTTGCTGTTTGAATTGCATTTATATTTACAAATTTACCAATATTATCAATTATTTTATTTGCAATCTGTATAAAACCATAATAATCACTATAATCATTTTTATACGCTGATATTAATCCATCAATATTCTTTTTAACATAATCATCTTGATAAATTACATTGGCAATATTATTTAAATTACCATTATCAGATGCATTCAACACTGCCAATAATTTTAACATATCTGATGATACACCATATTTTCTTGAATATAAATAAGCAATTATATGCCTATCATCCAACATTATTGTTCCAAGTGATCTTTTAATATCTTCAATATTTATTCCATATAATGATTTATAATACTGTGGTTTATTTTGATCTTCACAAAATATATAATATTTTTCCAATAATGCATTAAAAAATGATTTGATTTTGCATGATATAATATATTTATGGGAGTCACGTTCTTCGAGTGTAATATTTGAACCAGGAACAATACCAACAATACTACCCAATATATTTCTTTTAATACTTAGTTCTTCTGGATGAACAATATAAAAATCACCGAATGGATCTTCCAATGTTGAATGTGTATATCCTGTTTCATGATATTCAGGAGGAGAAATTGAATGTTGATAATCATATTCTGCCGAATTTCCAATATATGTTACAAATTTCCCATTATTAAAATATTGCTTTCTTATCATATTATCTATTCCATCATTATATAATTTACTTAAATTATCAATAGTAATACCTTTTGGCAATGGAAATAAATTTGGATTATTGAGGTTTGAAAAAATTGTATTTTCTTTTGGTTTTCTCATCAATAAATCATTAATGATACTTGTATCATCAGATATGGAAATATTAAATTGTATTTTATTTTTTTCCATTGTTCCTTCTTTATATGCATAATATACAGAACCTGAAGCAACACGACCAACACGACCTTTTCTTTGTAATCTACTTGATTCGGATATATTTTTCAACAATAATAATGATTCTTTAGTCTTATAATTATATTCTCCTACTTTTTGTGTACCTGTTTCAACAACATATTTTAAAGAATTTATAGTTAATGATGCTTCCGCAATATTTGTCCCAACAATAACAAATCTTTTGTATGTTCCTTTTGGAACTTGTTTCATAAATTTTAAATCATGCTCTGAAATTTTAGCATAATTGACATTTTTTGGATAAACAAAATCTCTTTTGGTTTTTTCAGATAATTTTTCAACAAAATCTCTTTTACTATCTGACATTCCACCTCCTGCACCACCATCATTACCAGCACTATAATAAGGTATGACGTACACATCAGCAGGCAATTTGGTATTTAAATATTTAATTGCTTTATTGATTTCTGCTTTTCCAGGTTTAAATAATAAAATATCACCACTTGTTGTATTTTTAATAATATCAACCACAATATCTTCACCTTCTTCACCTGGTCTATAAAATTCATCAATTTTAAATTTTGTTGTTTCTCCTGGTGGTGAAATATGCAATCTTTTATCAACATTTATTCTATCCAAATTATATGTTTCCAACATAATGTCAAATGGATACATTCTATTGTTATTTATGTCTCTATAATATCTTCTGTACACTGGTTCATCGTCATCCATGGTTGCACTCATAATAACAAGTTTAATATCATTATTATAATATGTTGCATATCTCATCAATGTTAATATAATATCCATATTTGCATTATGCTCATGTGCTTCATCAATTATCACTATATCATACATATTTTTTTCAGTATATGTGCCTTTGTCACCTTTAAATTCCATTGTTTTTAAAATTGGATTTGTTTTCATATCTGCATATAAAGTACCGTCTGTCACAAATCTTAAGTAAGGATGGTTCACTTTATTTTTGTGTTTATCATTTTTGGTTTGGTATTGAATATAATAATTTGTTGTTAAAATCTCATTATTAATTGACTCACAATATTGTTTGATTGGTACCCCCATTTCATTTGCAACTCTTTTGCTCACACCAAGAGTTGGTGGTGTTCTCGGAATTGTACATATTACTCCACCATCACCTTTATAATCAATCATTTTCGTTGCATATAATAATAACTTGGGAACTTGTGTTGATTTTCCAACTCCAGTTGATCCAGTCACATATAATACTCTTGAATGAATATATCTATGAAAAAAAGAAATTTGGGACATCCAATCTAATGGATATGAAGTTGCCCAACTCCCAAAATCATTTGTCAATAATTTTAAATAATGTTCACTTTGTTGTTTTCCATATTTATCTTTAATGTATATTTTATCAAGTTGAGAAAAAGGTTCACATGTTAAAAAATGATAAGCAGTATTCCAATAATTTTTTATTTTATCATCACTCAAAACATACTTTCCCATATATTCCAATTGTTTTTGCTCTCTTTGTTTTTTATCTGTTGGTAATTTATTGTAATCACTAATAGTTTTATTTGGCACAAACTCCGTCAATACACCATTCATTATCAATATTTCGAATACAATATCAATTATTATTTTTCCAATATCAATCACTAAACTTGCATGTAATTCTGGCAATATGTTTTCTGTTCTAGAATTTGTTCCATCGAAATCTATTTTCTCACCATACATCTTTATTAATACTCTTGAAATATTGAACCATTTCATAAGATCTTTTCCGCTCTTATTAAGAGTATTTTTATTAATTTGTGTTTGTAATCTAGCAAGAAATGTTTTCTTTTGTTCATCATCACAACTTCTCCAAAATTTTGGATATGGAGTAAATTCATCTTTTTCATTAACATAATTTGTGATAGATTTTGAATAATTGTAAATATTTTTGAGAGATAAGAGATTTGACTTTACAGATGTTTCATTCTTTACCAAGTTACTCATTCTATATACATTCACATCAATAATTTCATACTGTTTCAAATTAGTATTGAATGTGACCAATTTGTCAAAATACCAAGTGTTTTTTATGGATTCTATTGATTGCTTAATGTAAGTATACACATGTATTGGTTTTACCGATTTAATGTTTGGTTCAAATAATGATTTATCTATGTCAGTTGCTTCGTCATCCAAGGAATCAACATTTAACATTTTAATATAACCATCTTCTCTTTTTGCTTTTTCAATATCATCATAATATTTATCAAAGGAAATTATGAATGAATACAAAAATATTTGGATAGTTTGTGATGGTAAATTTGAAGATGGTGTTGTACTTGCGTTCAAAGATGATAATAATCTATTCCATTTTATAATAAAATCATCTCTAACACCATCTTCTAAATTTGCCCAATTTTTTTTATTAACTGTTCCATCCAATGGAAGTAAATTTGCAAATATAATAAAATATGGAACAAAATTTGAATTTGTTAACTCATATTCATAAATCAACCATTTATAATTTTTAACATGTTGGTACAAATAATTATTAATTGTATTATAAATATCACCAACATATAAACCTTGATAATCGCTATATTGAATATTGGTTTTGGTGTCCGTAAATTCCTCTATTAATTTATCTCCATATGGTAATCCATTTTTCCTAAAATATGCTAATGTTTCCTTGTATACATATTTTTCTTTATAATTTTTAATGGTAAAAGGTAATATATCTATCCAATTCACATATAATTTATTTGAACATATATCTAATGTTTTAATGAATAATGTCATATTTTGTTTCAATGATGAATATTCAAATTTCATTGGTTCAATTTTTTTATTTCTTTCACATCTTTCATATTGAATACTTGAATATTTATATTTAGGTTCTTCATCATTTATTTTTACATCTTTTTTCATGGTTAGGTATAAATCTGCCAAATTTTTTAATGCTTTTTTATTGGTATTATCTTTATTCTCATCTATGTAAGGCAATAAAATAAACAATAATGCTCTTACATCACGATAATTATTTTGTCTGAATTGATGGAAATAATCTTCTGTTTTGTTACTGTCAAAATTAAATTTTGCGGAAATTACATTCATGAGATAATATAAGCTTTCTGTTAATAATTCAACATCTGTATTATTCAATAATGGAAATACATTCCTGATAACTCCATTTATTTCATTTTTAAATGTATTAAAAAAAATAAACATAATATACTATTTATATACAAAAAACATATTATTATTTTCATTTAAATAATTGCCATAAAAATTGAAATTTATTCTATAATCACTTAAATGTTATATTCAATAATACATTATCATGGATTATACGCAATTAAATAATAGAATCGATCATATGTTTGAAACTAGTGATTTTGAATTCCTAGATAATATGAATATTTGTGAAGATATATTAAATAAATTATGTGATTATCAACATTTTCAATTATTCAATCTAATAACATCACTGAGAACCAATAAATTGGTATTAAATGGATCAGACACTGGTACAGGAAAAACTTATGTAACAATTGCTATATGTAAACATTTGAGATTAAAACCTTTCATAATATGTCCACACATAATGATATCAACTTGGATACGAGTGTGTGAATATTTTGAAGTTGAACCATTATGTATAGTTAATTATGAATCTATTAAAAAAGGCAAGTTGAAAAATACAAATAATATCAATGCAAAATATATTACTTTGGATGAAAATTTTAATAATGATAGACAATTCATTTGGAATGTACCAAAATATACATTAATTGTATTTGATGAAGCACATCATTGTAAATCAAAAAATTCATTAAATGGAAAATTATTATTGTCAACAAAAAGAGTAAGTTGCAAAACAATGTTATTGAGTGCAACAATTTCTGATAAACCAGAATCATTCTATATTTTTGGATATATGTTAGATTTATATAGACATCTAAAACAGGCAAATAATTGGATGAAAACTATTGTGAGAGAAGAACAAAATAGTTTGAAAAAAATAAAAGGTTCTTTGTTGGCAAAATATATATTCCCAATAAAAGGTTGTAAAATCAAAATAGCAGAATTGGGAGATAAATTTCCAAAAAATCATATTACTGCAGATTGTTATCACATTAAAGATGAAGATAAAAGAATGGTTAATAGTGTATTTGATGATGTCGGTTTGTTGACAGGGAAATTGATTGCAAATAAAGAAAATAGTAAAAATATTCTCAATGAGATCCAAGCAATGAGACAAAAATTAGAATTGATAAAAGTTGATATCATATGTAAGTTGGTTAATGAATATTTGGAGAATGACCATAGTCCTGTAATTTTTGTTAATTTTAGAGCAACAATAGAAGTTTTGATGAAAAAATTAAATACTACTTCTGTTATTATTGGACAACAAAAAGATGAGACAAGAGATGAAAATATAAATAATTTTCAAAATAATGTAACAAATGTTATAATCTGTAGTATTGATTGTGCAGCAGAAGGTATTAGTTTACATGATTTATATGGTAGACCAAGAGTCGCATTGATTTCACCTCCACATTCGAGCATAAAGTTAGAACAAGTTTTTGGAAGAATATGCAGAACTGGAGCTTTATCTTCAGCATTACAAAGAATTATATATTGTGCTGGAACATGTGAAGAAGTAATAAGCAATAGAATAAATGAAAAATTAAAATTCAAATCAACAATATTTGATGATGATATGATTACGATTGACAAAAATAAAATATAATATAAATATATATTTTGAATTAATGTATGTTAAAAAATATCCTATATCAGTACATAATAAACAATGTATTGGACCATGCTATGAACCAGATACATTCATAACACATCCAATAACATTAAATAGAGTAACTGTAAAAAATAACCCATTTTGCCCAACAGACATTTGGAAATCAAATGATTCTAAAGTGAGAGATGTAGATTTATGTTATGTTCCAACAAAAAATATTGATGTGCAAACCACAATGATGAATATCATAATTCCTGAAATTAAGTTCGGTGGTGAAGATTTTTTAAAAATTTATTATAACATTTACTCGTTTGAAAATGGATTAGAAAAAATAGAAGAAAATGATTATCCATACTACACAAAAATGAGAATATTAGAATGTATGTGGAGTGCGTATGGTAATAATTTGAATATTTTGTCTAATAGATTGGTTTTTGTTTATGAAAATATTATTAAAAAGAAATGGATTTACTATTTTTATGGCAACTTGAAAAAATATGTTAATGTGACAAAAAATCAAACAATTCACTTCTCAAATAATACAAATGAATCAAATAACAAAATTGAAATTGTTAATTTTTTAATCAAAAAACTCATAACACCAAATAACATATATAAAGTGTTGGAAATGCACATAAATAAAAATAAGAATGATTGGGACTTGGCACAATCTCACAATAATGAAATTAAAATTAGGATGACTAAATATTTTGAAGATAAAATATTAGAATCAATTTGAAATTTTTATAAAATCTATAATATATAGAAATGTCCATGTTTATTCCAACAATAACTGTATCAAGTTCAGATTCACCTATTGGATCTAACCCATTTGATACTCCATTAAGCAATCCATTCATTTTTTCTGTAACACCAGAAAATGTCAATAATTTAAATTACAATCCACTATTTAATCCACTTCTTTCCAATGTTCCATATATTTCATCTGTCAATCTAAATTACTCTCAACCATTATTCTCTGTTTATGAAAATTTAAATGCTGATCCAAAAATTCACGACAGATTAACAAAATATTATTTTTATAAAATATTGGATAAATGGTTATATGATGATATGTCTGAATTATTGGATTATTTAGTCATTGAAGGTAATATTGTTAAATTTGGAAAATCTACTAGTAAAGATACTGATGAAATTAAGGCTAAAAAAATAGAGTTCATCGAAAATAATATAATATCCAAGAAAAAAGTTAAAATGATGATTCAACAATATATACAACTCACCGGAACAAGATGGGTAGATTTACCCAATAATGAATATTATTTTCAACAAGCAATCGAAAAAGACATTAAGATATTGATGAAAAAAAAAGCATCAAGCAAATAATTTTTTAATGTAATAAAATTTACTTAAATATAATAAAAATCACTTAAATGTATTTTGATTATTATTATATTATCATACACATTACAAAATGGGAAAAACAATTAAATTGGTAGAAGAGGATGATATATTTGATGAATATTTATTTTATCAAACAAAATATGAAAAAATATATGGAAAAGACAAAACATTCACTTTAATGATGGTTGGTGGATTCTATGAAGCATATACTGGTGATACTAAAGGACCAAAATTAGAACCAATTGCAGAATTATTAAATATAGTTATGGCAAGAAAAAATAAAAAATTACCACCTAGTGATAAAAATCCCTATATGATGGGATTTCCGATTGCCGCTCTAAATAAATTTATGAGGGTGTTAATTAATAATGGATATAATGTTGTCATTATTGATCAACTCGAACCAAGTGTAAAAGGTAGAACAGTTAAAAGAGGCGTAACAGGTGTGTATTCATCTGGAACTTATATTGATGAAACATTCTCACCTGATTCAAATGATATAATTGTATTATACATAGAAGATGAATTACAAAGAAATGGTAAAATTCTAACTTGCATCGGTATGTCATGTGTTGACTTGACAACTGGAAAATCATTTGTTCATGAAGCATATTCTGTAATAGATGATGATAAACTTGCATTGGATGAAGCAGTATTATTTATCAATAGTTTTAATGCAAAAGAAATATTGATATACAGAAAAGAATTAAATAATAAAAATAATATTCATGGATTATTAGATAAAAACCAATTGTTATTATATTTGGAATTGGAATCAAAGAATTTTTATTATCATGAAACAATAAATAAAAATTATTGCAAAATAAGTTACCAAAATGAAGTTTTATCAAGAATCTATAAAGATATTGGAATGATGACTCCCATTGAATATTTAGATCTTGAAAAAAAACAATATACTACAATAAGTTTTGTTGCATTAATGGATTTTGCATTTCAACACAATGAAAATATCATTAATAATGTAATGAAACCATTAATATATCATAATGAAAAAGAATTAATATTGGGAAATAATGCATTATATCAATTAAATATATTTGATCATTCAACTGATTCTATGAATGGAACTAAATATAAAAGTTTATTTGATGTCATCAATTGTACTTCCACAGCAATGGGCAGAAGATTTTTAAAAAATGCATTAAGATCACCATTAATCAATATACAACAAATTCAATATAGATATGATTGCATTGATGATATAATCAACAATAATTTATATGAAATATTTGATCAACACTTAAAAAATATTATTGACATTGAAAGAGCGCAAAGAAAAATAGCATTAAAATGTTTACATCCATTTGTACTAACAAATGTAATCGCTAGTTACTCAGAAATCATCAAAATGATAGACATTATCAAAAAAACAAAATATATTAAAAATATATTACCTAATCATAAAATAATAAATGAATTTATGTTAATGTATGATGAATTTAATAAATTATTTGACTTGGATGTATTATCAAAATACAATATTAATGATATTCAAAGTTCTTTCTTTGCTAAAAATATTCATCCTCACATTGATCAAATTCAAAACGAAATTGATTTGGATGATAATAAATTGCACGAATTGGCCAAGGAATTATCGTCATATATTGATAATTCAGATAAGAAAAAGAAAAAAGAAAAAGAGAATGTAAATGAATTGATATCAGTTGCAAGTAGTGATAAACAAGGTTACTTTTTAAAATTAACAAAAAGTAGAGCAAATATGCTAAAAAAATATATTACTGATAATGAAATACAAGAAATTATATTGAATAACAATTTTAATGTTCAAATTAATAATATCAAATATAAAGAATTAGAAAAGGGAAGCACTAAATTATTTTCAAATGAAATAGATAATGTATCGGATAATTTGAGAAAACATGTTGATGATATGATGTGTGCAATGAAAGATGAGTATGTGAAATATTTAGATGTTACATATAATAAATATAAAAATGTCATGAATGAAATGGTTAGGTTCATCAGTGAATTGGATTACATTAAATCTTGTGCAAAAGCTGCAAAATTATATAATTATGTCAAACCAACAATTGTGCAATCTGATAGTGGATTTGTTAAATGTAAACAACTTAGACATCCATTGGTAGAAAGAATAAATACTGATATTGAATATATTCCTCATGATATTTCTTTGGGAGATCCTAAAGATTCATCAGAATATATAAATGGAATGTTGTTGTATGGATTAAATTCATCTGGTAAATCAACATTAATGAAAGCAATTGGTACATCTATAATTATGGCACAAGCTGGTATGTATGTTCCAGCAATAGAATATAAATTCTCTCCATATAATTCGATGTATGGAAGAATAACTGGAAATGATAATATTTTAAAAGGATTATCTTCATTTGCACTAGAAATGACTGAACTAAGAGCAATTCTAAAAAGAGCTGGACAAAAAACATTGGTAATTGGTGATGAAGTGTGTAGAGGTACAGAATATATATCTGGAAACTCTTTAGTAGCAGCAACAATAATAAAATTAGCAAAAACTGGATCATCATTTATATTTGCATCCCATTTACACGAAATTCCAAAAATGGAAAAAATAAAAGAATTAAAGAATGTAAAATCATTTCATTTAACTGTTGAACATGATGAAGAACGTGATTTATTAGTATTTGATAGACAATTAAAAGAAGGATCTGGAACTACAATGTATGGCATAACTGTCGCAAGATATATCATTCAAGATAATGAATTTATTAGATTATCCCAAGAAATCAAAAATGAATTATTAAAAGTACCAAATACTATTGTCAATAATAAAACATCAAGATATAATGCAAATCTATATATTAATAATTGTGTATATTGTGGACAAAAAGTTACAATTGATAAATATGGAGGATATATTGATACACATCATATTAATGAACAAAGAAATTGCAAAAATGGATTTGTTGTTGATAAACCACATATTAAAATGAATTCTAAAGCAAACTTGGCACCATTATGTAAAGAATGTCATAAAAATCAAGATATCGACAAATCAAAAATAGTTGGATATGAATTCACATCGAATGGTAGAAAAATTAAAATAAAAAAATGATACTAAAATATCATACAAGCAACATATTAGAAATTATATTATTAGGTAAATATTTTATATCAACATCATAATCTTTGATTATCTTTATTTTGAATGTATCTCTAAAAATACTATTATTAGTAGTATTTTTATTTTTTATTTGTTCCATAATATCATTTGTTAATGTTTCACAATCAATCAATGAATTCCCATTTACCCTCAATGAATATTTTGGAGGAGCTATTATTAATATGGATATTTTGTCATCATTAAAATCAAGTATATTTTTTAATACATTAACACCATCTTGACATAATGCATACAAATCAAATTGTTTTTCTGTAATCATATTACTTTTTGATATTCTTGAATTTAAATTATCAATCATATAACTCTTTGTTTCTTCTGGAAAAAAATCATTTGTAAATAAACAGTGTATGTCACTTAAAATTAATTTAAAAAGTTTTTCTCGTGCAACGGTATCATTTAATTCATAAAATTTCCAAAAAGTATTTTCAAAAATCATTTCAATAGTTATGTCATTTTGTTTACTTTGTTTATTACAATAATCTGTGTGCAAATAATAAATTTCTTTTCCTAATCTATTTAATTTATGCATTATTTTATAATTGTCCAATGATTTTTTTGCCTCAATTTCAATCATATTTCTTTTTGACACTTCTATCATTTCTGATGATGGAATCCTTAAAACTGTAACTGCTATTTCATCATCAATCTTTACAATCTTTTTCTTTCTTGATTTTGTCTTGGATAATTGAGTTAATGATAAAAATCCCTCCAATTCATCATATTCTAATAACTTTACATTATAACCATGTTCGGTTGTACCGTAAATTCTCACTATTACTATGTCATTTATATCTGGTATTACTTTTCTATAAAAACGATAATTAATCATTATATTTAATCTAACATTAAAACATAATGGTTTCTATCAATTAAAAATTCAATTGTTTTGCTCTAAAGAGCCATCTAATGATTGCTCTAATGTCTTATCTAAATTTTCAAGGTCACATTGATCAATGTCAACACACCATAATAATATTGATCTGATATTTCCAGTAGTTTTATGATCTATTTCAACTTTAATATTCTTGGATAATTCATTCAAAACATTAATAATTTTATTCATAAATTCTTTTATCTCATTATCATAATTTTCTCTATCTATTGTATTTTCAAATAAAATTTCATATGTTTTGATATTGTAATCAGTACTTTTTGATTTAGATGAATAACATGTCCACATTGTATCATCTAAATTAAACCCTCCCGCCTTACATGTATATCTATATAATAATTTCATTGCTTGTTTTTTAAATTGTTCTAATGTCATATTATCACACATTTCAATATTAAAATTCAAAAGTTCATGTTTCAATAACTCCGATTTTATTTTCTGAATTGGAACAATCTTATTGTAAATACTTCTTAACTCTAATTCATCCATTGTGTTATAATTTTTGTGAAAAAAAGTAGATGTATCACATGGATTGTTTGAAATTAATTCATAGTTATCATGCTTATCAATTTCTCGTATAATATTATATTTTTTCATATTCATTATATTATTTCTTTCGATATCCTCAATATCTGTCATTGTAATATAATAAATGTATAAAGTAATTCTAGTTAAATAAACAAAAATCAAATTTTTTTATTCCAACATTTAAACAATTATTTTGTATGTATTGTTCTTTTCATCCAATATCAATGCAGGTATTGCAGTTATCTGTTGCACAGTAAAATCATATAATACCGATTTTTGTGTTGTTAATTTTTTATTATTAATAAGTGTCGTAAAATCATTTATTAATTTATTTAATGTATTCACATCTTTTATATTATTTCTCAAATATTCTTCAATTTTCACTAATCTATGAAATGGTGCCAAATGCATCCACTTCTTTTTAAACATCAATTGATCAATTTCTGCAAATTTCTTTTTTTTCTTGTCAATCAATAATATATCCCTTTCATTATCTAAATTTTTAATTATTAACTCTAAACTTGTTATTCTTTGTTCTTTCTCTTTGTTGTCAGATTTATTATCTTGTTGTTTTAAAGCAATTAGCTCATTTTTAAATTTAATTTGTGACATTTCCAATCTTATCAAATCAACATTCTTATTAAAGTCCATTATATTGGTATAGTATTATCTCTTTATAACTTATAATATAAATATCAACTTTTTTTACAAATTCATCTCATATTTCCCACATTCCTTCTTGCAATTTGGACATATAAAATTGTACTTTTTAAACCATTCCATTATACATTCGTGATGAAAAATGTGATTACATGGCAATAATATATATATTTGATCATCATGTTCACCTTCAGTTTCTGGTTTTATATCATCCATGCATATTGTACATGTTGTATCATCATCCAATGGAATCTTTAAATTCTCATCCAATAATTGTTTATATGAAATCTTATTATCATCAAATTTCTTAATATCTTTCTTATTTAATACTTTTGGAATTTGTTCTAGATTATCATAATTCATTAAATTATTTAAATCAAATAATCCTCCAAAATTTGAAAATGCTGACACTCCAGAAAAATCATTGTTTTCTATTTGACTCATTGTACTACTGAACATGTTAAAAAAGTCTCCCATATTAATATTATTTTCATTCAAATTGGTTCCGGAAACTGAACTTGTGAATCTAATTATATTTGGACCTCCAAAGAGGTTTCCGGATGCGACAGGACCTCCAAAGAGGTTTCCGGATGCAACAGGACCTCCAAAGAGGTTTCCGGATGCGACAGGACCTCCAAAGAGGTTTCCGGATGCGACAGGACCTCCAAAGAGGTTTCCGGATGCAACAGGACCTCCAAAGAGGTTTCCGGACTCGGTAGGACTTGTGTGGAATTCTGGACTTACAGGATCACAAGTATTAAAATGAATAGTATTCGAATGTTGATTATCGTCCTCAAAACTTTGATTGTTTTCTTCAGAACTACAATTCATTTCATCCGAATTTTGATTGCTCAAATTTTGATTATTATTGTTTGAATTACCAAAAAATCTATTTGAAAATAAATAATCAAAATATGATCTTGTCGGTAAATTGGTTACTGGTTCAGGATTTATTCTCGACATCCTATTAAAAAGATTGTTTATGTTATTAAACATTGATCCAGAATTAACATTTTGTGTTGCACCAAACATTAAATATGGATCAATATTTTGTGTTCTTGGTGGAACAGATGAATTATCAAATATATTATTAATGTCCACAAACATATCATTATTATACACTTCCAATAATTCATTGATATCAAATTCACCTTTTAAATATTTCTCAAAGTTTTCTTGTATTATGTTTGGATTAGTTATACCATATTCTTCCAATTGTATTTTAAATGCACTAAAGTCACTATTATTATTATCGTTACTCATAATATTATTTATTACTCATACTTTAAGTTCAGAATTCTTCATACAATAATAATATCAACTTTTTTTATAAAACAATATTATGGAATTGTACAAAACAATTGATAGTATTGGAAACAAACAAGTATTACAATACATTATAATTATAATAATAGGTATAATAATATTTAGATCAAAAAATATTGGAATAAACATTGTTGTGGGAATGATATTTGCATTGGTTGTAATATGTTATTTATATGATAAAAATAAAATAGTAATCGAAACTGAAAAAAGAGAATATCAGGATAAAATTGATTATATAAAACCAGCAATAACTGTTGATGTGGAAAAAAATGTGGATGATAAAAAATTAGTTGATTTGTTATTTTCAATTCAAGATCTATACATATATAACCCCCAAGCATATGAAGAAATGATTGATAACATACAAGATTTCTTGAAATTGGAAACTATATTGGGAAATGTTCAAAATAGATATTTTCAAAAAGATTATCAATATGAAAAATATTTTCAATTAGCACAAGATAAAAAAAATAATGCAATCAATAGTTTACATTCTATTATCTTTCAGTTGCCAAGTAATCATGAAATAACAGATAAATTGGAAAGGGCATATGAAAGATTAGAAACGGTATTGACAGATAGATTAAATCACATGTATGATAAATGTTATGAATTATTAATTCGAGATGGATATACTGTCCATAATACTGTTATCAATATTGGCCCAACACCTGCAAATAATTATAGTGATACTGACTTTACTCTTGCAGGTGTCAAAACAGACGGATTTTCATATCAAGTATATTAATGAGCTTTAGTGCATATAATTTCAAAAAAATTATATAATTATTAATATATAATATGAGAAAAAACTATGTGTTACCAAAAGATAATAGATTAAAATATCAATTTGTTACTAATGAAACAGAAGAAATAAGACAAAGACACGAAAAACAAAAAGAATATAATAATCAAATGAGCTATTTTTATCAAATTACTACTTTTCCAGATCCACAATCCAATAAATTTCACATGAGAAAATTCACCATCAATGGAAATAATGAATTCCTTGATATAAGAGACTTCAATTTAACAAAAAAACAATGTAAAAGTTTCTATGTGACCAAAAAACCACAAGAATATAAAAGATATGATCTTTATAATTTAAATTCAATAAAATATCCGACATTAGCAGAAATATATACGTCAAAATCTAATATTCTACAAACTAATTCTGATTACACTGGTTATGCACCTTTCAATTAAACAAATTATCTGACATTTGTTGACTGATTTTTTGCAAAAAATTGTCTGACATTTGTTGACTGATTTTTTGCAAAAAATTGACTGACATTTGTTGACTGATTTTTTGCAAAAAATTGTCTGACATTTGTTGACTGATTTTTTTGCAAAAAATTGAAATTGTAAGTGTTTGTAATTGCGTGTAGTTATTATGCATAATACAAATGTCACACATACAACTAATAGTATTAATTATATTTACATCATTACTTTTTTTGGGTGCAATAATTCCATCAGGAATTTATATGGTAAGTGAAATGTATTGTCCACATAATCAAATAAACAAAAATATATTTAAAGGAGATATATTTAAATTCAACATAATAAATTACAATAATATGTCAATATCAACTTTAACTTACAATATAACATATTGTGATAAAATATGCATAAATACACTTGGAATAATATATAATGTGACAAGTGGTGTTTATCCAAATCGTGCAACATTATATAAAACATGTCAAAATATCATCAATTATAAAAATTATATAGAAGTATCTCTTAATAAAATACATCTAAATAAAATAAATGCACAATCGATAATTATATTTGCAATATTAGTGAGTTGTTATATTGGTTCAATGATTGCAATAATATATTATTGGAAAAAACATTATTCAAATGATTATACATATATAAACATATAAATTTATTTATCCAAATGAAGTCTAAAGAAAATTTCATTATTTTGTTTTATAGGTCCAGGATCTTGATCCACAAATACAACATTGTACAAAAATAAAAAACATGCAAGAAGTATCAAAAATAATCCCAAATAAAATAATCGGTTCTTTTTCATAAAAGTATTAATACCAAATTTAAATTGTAACATGTCATCTAATGTTTCAAAAACGGCATCCTTTGTATCAATAATTATCTTTCCCACGGGTTCCCCATATATTGGATCTATTTGTTCAGGTGTATTTAATTCTTTCAATTTTAAAGCCAATTTATCCTTCATTGTGTCTTGTCTCTTATTTTCATATTGTTTGATATCCCTATTAAACATATCTATATCAAATTTTCCACTGTCAGATCTATACAAGTAAGCTCCATTATCAAATAATTTAAGATTTGGATCAACATTCATTATCTATATAATATGAATATATCAAAAAATATTTAATATTTTCATTAAAAATTGTTTGATTTTTTATGAAAAAATTGATATTTTAAATTAATGGAACAAATGATTTAAAAATAGCTGCTACTATATATATAAATGCTGTACTATAGATGCCCAACTTGTAGAACAATCTTAGCTAATAAACAATTGCTATTTGAAAAAGGACTAAAAGATATTATAGAGAATGAAAAAATGAATGATAAAGAAAAAGATATAGAAAAACAAGAAATTTTGAACAAATTACATGTTAAAAACATATGTTGTAGAATGAGAATGCTCACATATGTTAGAAAAATAGAAATTGTTAAGTAAATCTATTCCTGTTTTGTTAAATATACTTGTCCAGTAATATCATTAATAGTACCATGATAATTATTGTCTGGTGTTTGAATGTAATCTATATGCCATTCTCTTTGTTCTTTGTTATAATCCACTATAATATATGGTTTGAAATGTCTTTTATTTGCTAATCTCATGAGTCTTTCTGTTTCCCAAATATAATAAACACTCAATGTTTCCTTTATTTTCACATTAATTGAAATCATAAATTTATTTATGATTTTATCAACGTTATAATTTGGTTTGTCACTTATATTACTATCATAAAATTGTGGCATTATAATATATTACACAAAAAAATTTACACTTGCACGATGCACCAATAAGTATCATATTTGCACATAATCTTTATTGCGACAACAACGAACCAATGAAAATACTAACAATACAAAAATTACTGGTATTATAAATGTTAAAATCAATAAAATTATTGATTGTTTATTCAAAAATGGAATTGGGTTTGTGCAATTGTATGTTGTAATTAATAAACTGGCATTATAGATTGTATTTTTTGGGCATTGGCATGTAAATTTTATGTCATTATAATTTGTCGATACATCAACGCAACAAAAATCATTACAATAACTTTTTGGATTATTTATCCATTCGAAATATTTTAAACATTGAAATTTAAATGTGTGGCTACACGATTCTGTTAAATTATCACATTGATCAACGGAAATATTCAAATAATATACATTTTTATCAAATGTATTTCCAAAAGTACATATTGTATATCCTTTAATGAAAAACATAAACAATAACAAACAAACAAAATAATATGGCATTTATTCAAATATTAATATCAAATGATATTCAATACATTTGAATATCAATTTTTTGATTTACAAATGAATACATATTATATACATGATGAAATCAATATTCAATATACCTACCAATAATCCTAATATAATATATAAAAAAGAAACTATATATAAATTAAGGACGTCATATAAAAAAATATATATAGATATGGATGATAATTCTGCTGATGCTATCTATGAGTTATTGACAAATAATAAAATACAAAATAGTAAAAGTGATGTTGAATTATTTTATCTTGGTTTTTACTATGAATATATTATTAAAAATATTAATAAAGCAATTGAATATTATTATAATGCTTCAAAAAATGGTTATTTTTATGCAACAATGTCATTGGCAAGATATTATAAAGAAATAGGTGATGTATATGAATCAATAAAATTACATGAATTATCAATGAAATTATCAAATAATAATGAAATAGTGATAGAATCAACATATAATCTCGGAAAAATATATTATTCAATGAAAGATTATAATAAAGCAGCTTATTATTTTTGTTTCCACTGTTCATTGGCAAAATCAAATTTGTATGATTATATAAATATCACTCAATATAATGTTGAATGGGCCAATTATTTACATCCATGGTGGTATATCAGAAATAAAAAATCATTTAATAAAATAATTAAAATTTTATTATTGATATCCAAAAATAGAACTAGAAGTAAACTAAAATATATTGAATGTTTTACAAAAAATATATGTTTGATGGTTATTGGATGTTCAATAAAAAATTATAAAATGCAAATAGTTGATAAATAAATTAAACTTGTTTTAATCGAACGATGTTAACTCTTTTTCTACCTTTAGTTATTTTCTTTTGATTAATTGTTGATTCTTCACCTGAAATTGGCGTAATATCAGTTATTCTTCCAGCACCAACAGTAGTTCCATCTCTGAATAAAAATTTACCTCCTATTTCTAAAAACTCTGGATGAGATATAAATCTAAATTTAACCTTTGCTTTATCTCCCATTTTTAAAGTAATATCATTGGGCAATATAATTTGTGCAGCTTGTCTAATATTTCCACAATGAATTGTAGATATATATTTATTGGTAATTGTAACATTTTTTTTCTTAAATATTTCAATTATTGATTCAAACTCTATTGCAATATTATTTGTTTTATCAAAATTATGTAATAATATCATACCTTCTTTATATTATGTCTTGTAAAATTTAGTTTTTTATCTAAAATACGTAATGCAAAACATCCATATTGTTTATTTGATAACTCGTCAATTTTGTTTCTATTACTATCATGAATTGACCATACTTTTGTTTGTATAAAATTATTTCCATATGGCCCAAGCATCAACTCTGATCCAACCTTAATATTATTACCTTTCAATTTACCTGTCACTACTATTCCAATTCCTTCTGGATTAAATACTGTATCTATATAAAATATTGAACCATCAATTTTATTATCCCATTTTAAATTTGGCTCAAGAGAATATAATAATGTTCTTGATACATCAATAAAATATCCTGTTTTATTTGATAATGAAATCACAGGAACTAACATATGATTATCTTTTATTATACCTGCATATTTCTGAATTGATTCCTTTATTAATGTATCGTCTGCATTTTTATTTTCAGAAAAATCCTTAAAAGTATTTATAAATGCAAGAGTTCTATATTTGCTCAAATGTTTTTTTATTGAATGTATTGTTTCATTATATATTTTCTCATTTGTATCTATTGAATCTATCTTTGTTATAATGATCACAAAAGGAATTCTCATGACAAGCAAAACTCTAATGTGTTCCAATGTCATCTCCAATATTCCTTTGTTTGCTGAAATAACTAATATGGCGTAATCTGGAAAAGTGCCTAACATCCCATATATTGTAGTTTTCAAATATGGTCTGTGTCCGCACAAATCAACTAAATTAATTTGTTTATCTTGTAACTCGATACATTTAGTTGATATATCTGATGTTCTTTTAGTAATTAGTTCATGTGGATGTTTTGCAACATGAGATCTTGCATATCCATTTCCATCATCTAATTCTCCAGATACCATCACACCAGTCCACGTACTTTTACCACTATTAACAGAACCTACAACCACTATATTTATATTCTGTTTTTGCATATATAATTTATATATTGAATATGATATTATTAAATAGTTTTAATTTCATCTTTTTTAACATCAAATAAAATTGATAAATACACAATATATAAAGATATCAATCATATATTAATTCATAAATGAATAGAAAAGACGAAAAGAGAACAAAAGAAGTCATGAAAAATCATTTTGAAAATAAAAAATATAAAAATGATGAAGTAATGAAAATACTTGATGATTTGACTGATTCTGAAGATTTAGTTGACATCGCCGATAAAAATCAAATTAAAGAATTTTCCAAAAAATATTTACATCATTCAGCAAAACAAGATAATTATTATTTCAATACAAAAAAAAAACAAAAAGACATTGAGAGTGTTATGAACAATATTAAAAATAAAACTAATCTATCCAATGGAGATGATGTTAATGATGATGTAGATGTAGATAATATTAATAATAAAACTGATTTGGACGATGAAATTGAAAATAAAAAATTATTTTTTGAACCAAACAATAATTCGTTTTCAATTGAAACAAAATTTGATGCAGATACTAATTTAGAAAATAAAGATATATATGTATATCCAGTTGAACAATCATATCAATATACCAAAAAACTTGAACCATGTGGAACTCAATGGATTCATGATGTTCAAGTAGATGATGAAGTTGATGAAAATTATGAAAAAAATAAAGAAATATTCAATAGATTGAGAGCAGTTAAATTACCAGTGCAAAAATCCAATGAATGGCATGCAATGAGAAAAAAAGTTATAACTGCCAGTGCTGCGGCAGGTTCGATGGGAGAAGGTAAATATGGGAAAGCATATGATTTTATATTGGAGAAATGTGATTTATCGCCATTCATACAAAATAAATTTTGTCATCATGGAGTTAAATATGAAGAAATTGCCACAATGATATATGCACGTAGAATGAATGTGCAAATCGATGAGTTTGGTCTCATGTTACATCCGACTATTCCATTTTTGGGAGCTAGTCCTGATGGAATATGCACTCCATATAAATTTGATGGAATTCACAAATCCAAATATGTTGGACGCATGTTGGAAATTAAATGTCCTGTAACGAGAGTAATACAAACAAGTGGTGAAGTTAAAGATGGTATTTGTCCATATGAATATTGGGTTCAAGTACAATTGCAATTAGAATGTTGTGAACTTGAAGAATGCGATTTTTGGCAATGTGATATTAAAGAATATGCATCAAAAGAAGAATTTTTAAATGATACTGATCCTTTGGAACCATTTAGATCTTTATCGTTTGGTCTTGAAAAAGGATGTGTTATACAATTATTCCCAAAAGAAGAAATGAGTAATGTTTTGAAAGGTAAATATCTTGATGTGTTATATGGTAAATCTAAGCATATTTATCCACCCAAAATTGAAATGACACCACACGAAATTGATATTTGGTTGAGTAATACACTTAATGATTTAAATAAACAATTACCAAATTACTATTTTGATAAAATACTATATTGGAAACTCGAAAAATCTCATAATGTAACAATTGCAAGAGATAGACAATGGTTCGCCGAAATACTTCCAGTATTAGAAGAAGTATGGAATAAAGTGTTATTTTTTAGAAATAATAAAGATAAAATAACTTTACTCAATGATTATATCAATTCTAAATCAAGAAAAATGACGAAAGATATTACAACAGTAATAAAGAAAATTTATGATGTATCTGCGCCAAATTATAATACTTACATAGAATCATTACAAAATGAAATTATTGTTGATACAGAAGTACAAGATAATAAAAAAATGCTTGATATGTGTTTATTTGAAGATTAAGATTATTTTATCAAAAAAAGTTGATATTTAAAAAGTATAATTATATATTTATTGATATATAATAATATAATTATGGATGATAATGACAATTTTAAATCAAATATTGACAAAATAATTGTTGATCACAATAAAGAACAACCTGTCAATGAAATAATTAAAAATTATGATAGAAATCAATTATTAAAAATAAAACTTGCTGAAACCATTGTTAAATTGGAAAAAAGCTATGAAAAAAAAATAAATAATGCCGTATTAAAAGAAAGAGATAGAGTCATCAAAAAAATATTTGAAATGTATCCTCATTTTGAATCTGAAAAAAATCATATAATAAAAGAATGTTCAAGAAAATATGAAGTTGTTATGGTTAATGAATATAGAACAGAAAATAGTGATGAAATAATTTTAGATCAAATGTTATATGGGGAAAATAAAATTCCATATTATGTCGATAGAATTGGATCAGTCTTCAACGAAAATAATAAATTAATTGGAGTGTTAGCAAAAAATACGTCTAATAATAATTCAACAATTGTCTTTTGTGATAGTGATTACGATCTTGAAGAATTAATTATTGATTATTGAATAATAATTATATGTGTATATAATTATATAATGTCCAATAAAGAAGATTCAAAATGTGCTCCATCTAAAGAATATAAAGATGGTTCGTGTTTACCAGTATCAAGTTTGGTGGAATTGGCAAAAGGATGGAATAATTTTGTTGAAAAAAATAAAAAACCTGATCTAAAACCAATAAATATTGATTCACCTGATTATACATTGAATACATCTAAATTTAAATTATATTTAATTGAACAATTTAATGAAAAATTTAAAAATATATGCAATGATCAATTATGTTGGATAAAACAAGAATTCACCAAATATGTTGACAAAAAAACATTTGATGATATACAAAATAATACTTGGAAACCTCGTGGACCAACTGCAATGAATAAAACAACAAAAAATAAATGGTTGAATACTATTGATATTAATGCTGAAATGATACAATATGAATCTAAATATTTAGATTTTAAATTTTTGGGAGCTGTTCCACTCGATTTTAATGATCTGAAACTAGACATTGATGATAAAATCGTAAAGGGATTCAGTGGAGTTGATTACAATAAATATTATGATAATGGAAAATATAAATTTGGCGCAATCATTAATCTTGATAGATCCGGAGAACCTGGTTCTCATTGGGTTGGATTATTCTTTGATATCAAAAATAATCAAATATACTTTTCTGATTCCACAGGACATGAACCTGATGAAGAAATTAGAAAATTCATGAGATTCATGGCAAATTATTGTTTGACCAAAAATAAAATTAAAAAAAATGAACTTGTTGTTAATCATAATAAAACAGAACATCAAAGAGGTAATAGTGAATGTGGCGTATATTCTATTAACTTTATATTAAGACTACTAAAAGGAGAAACATTTGAACAAATCACAACAAAAAGACTTGATGATGCTGAAGTACAAAAATGCAGAGATGTATATTTCATCGATGAAAAATTATAATTCTTTTATAAAAAATTGATTAAGTAATAACATAATCATCTTTTTATTTATATCTTCATATATATATAATAATGAATTTATCAAAAGATATTGTTCACCTAATATGCAGTTATTTATCAAAAAGTGATGTATTCAGTTGGGCAGAAACATGCAAATATGTAAATAATAAAATTATATTATATGCCAATAAAAAATATTATTATCATGTTACGTTTAAATCACTTTTTTATAATATTACAAATGATATAATCATAAAAAATAACTTGGACCAAATACCAAAAATTATTATTTATGATGATTTCGAATTTGGATATATTCACACAAATATTACACATCTAATATTTGATGATAAGTTTAATTCAAAAATAAATGATCTTAATCTTCCAAATTTAACTCATTTAACTTTTGGAAATTATTTTGATCAACCAATAGAAAGTTTACAAGTTCCAAATTTAACTCATTTGACTTTTGGAAATTATTTTGATCAACCAATAGAAAAGTTACAAGTTCCCAAATTAATTTTCTTGACTTTTGGAAAAGTTTTTGATCAACCAATAGAGAGTTTACAAGTTCAAAATTTAACTCATTTGACTTTTGGAAGTGATTTTGATTATCCAATAGAAAGTTTACAAGTTCCAAATTTAACTCATTTGACTTTTGGAAATTATTTTGATCAACCAATAGAAAAGTTACAAGTTCCAAAATTAATTTTCTTGTCTTTTGGAAATAATTTTGATCAGCCAATAGAAAATTTTCAAGTTTCCAAATTAATTTTCTTGACTTTTGGTGATATGTTTAATCATACAATCGAAAATTTACAAATACCAAATTTAAATATATTAGCATTTGGATATCAATTCAATCAACCAATAGAAAATATAAAAGTACACAATTTAAAACAATTAATTATGACAAAATATCCACAAAAAAAAATTAAAAATACTGGAGTTCTAAAAAACACTATAATATATATTAACAGTTTTAGTGGATTAACAAAATATGTTCCCAGAAATTCTATGATAGATCATCTAAAATAATTTAATTTATTATTTTAAATAATTCAATAAACACCTAACTTAAATGTCATACTATGTGGTCTGCCATTAAAATTATATAATTGATTACTTTTTGGTCCAATTTTGAATTTTATTGATAATTTTGTTAATTTGTCTATTGGTTCACCTATCAAATCTAATACTATTGGACATGTATCTGATGAATTTGTATTAGCATTTATCACCGCAAATGGCTCATTTTCTTTAATGTTATCCAAAAATAAATATATTTTATCACTAATCAATAATTTATGATGTTGTTCGGATCTATATGAACTTCTACTATCATATTTCTTTTTATTAAACCCTAATGTGCCTAATATACTATTTTCATCGTTATGCAAAGTAAATACAGAATTATTCAAAGAAGATATATTTATTATCCCACTAATTTCTGCCCTTATAGTAATATTTGATTCAACACCTTCATGTATTGCTGAAATTAATGACGATATGTTATATATTCCAGGTTCTATATCTAAACATACTAATTCTCCATTCTGTTTGAATGATAATTTATTGTTTGATTCATTTATATTATTTTGCAATTCGGGAAAATCATAATCCTCCAAACTTATACTCACAATGTTCCTATATTCACCCAAATCTATTGTATAACTACTGTAAGACATTGGATCAACACCATCCATACTAATTGGTACAGTTATATATTTTATTGATGCTTTCATCATATTGTCTTCATGATCATCCGTGTCATCATCATTATATTCTTTATGGATTGCCATTCTTCCATCACTATAATGGTCTATATGATTATCATACATATCATCATATGAAGAATCTTGTTTTATATCATTTTTATATTTTTGAAGTAAACTTGCTATTTTTAAATTTTGTGATGGTGGCATCTTATCGTCAAATGATAAATCAAAATGTTCTTTTTCCTTGTTATTGTTATTATTTGTATCAGTGATCCCAACAATTTCAGAACTGATTTTCTTAATTAGAGTGTTAATGTGATCTGAACTCATGAGCTGAATAGTAAGAGGACTAATTGTAAACTTATTCATTTCAGCAGAGTGAATCTTTTGTTTCATAGTTTTGATATATTCATCTAAATGTTCAGTATCCATTGCTTTTAATACTTCCAAATTTTTTATTTCCCCTCCCTCCCATCCTTTAAAGTTTAAATAGTTATTATTCTGATTACTCTGATTCATCAACATTTGAATTTTTTGTAATAATTCATGTTGATCCGCACCATATGAATTGTTTTGATTATTTGGAATATTTTGTTTGTTGAATTGATTGTTCTGATTATTTTGTAAATGTGGAGAAGTTGTAAAATCTATTTTGTCATTTGGTCTTCTATTATATTGCTTATCATCATTCATTCTTGTATCTTTATATCTATTCAATTCTGCATCTATATCATTCGGATTTAATGGATTTGTTGGATAATTACTTTGATTTTGTGATATATTTTGATTTGCATCAAAACCAAACATGCTATTTTGTTGTTGTTGCACATATTGTTGAATCAATTGTTGCATTTGATTCTGATTCCCAAAATCACCCATTCCATTATTTGCCATTGGATCCATTCCTCCAAATCCACCCAATGCATTATATGAACTATCAAGTTGGCCTGCATTTGGATTGACAGAATCATATGTCTGTCTTCTGTTTTTTGTTGCATTTTTATCCAAATTAAAATCATATTGTGGTACTTGATTTGTTCCACCAATATTCGGATTATATTGAGGAGCAAAACCATTTCCTAAATTTTGCCCATATCCATTGCCCATATTACCCATTGGATTTCCCAATGAATCGTTCATCGGATTTTGACCCATTTGATTTTGACCCATTGGAGGATTTCCTTGACCATATAATTGTCTACGCCTATTCATCTCTTCCATTAAATTATCTGAATTTTTATCATTACTTTGATTATTATTACTTCTGCTTGAAAAATCATGTCCTATTCTACCATCAGCACTCATATATGTGTCCGGTGTTACATTATCAATTTGATCTGTAAATGGAGCAAATCCTCCCGCATTTGCATCAGCTCCATTTAAATAACTTGCTGATTCAAATGTTTGCTTGTTATTAGTTTGTGTGAATTTTGATCTGTCAGGTATATGCATCTCCCTTTCCCCAAATAATTGTTTTTCGCGATCCATCTTGTATTGGTTAATCTTCTCCGGTGATTTAGTCTTACTTGATTTTTTAATTCCTTTGGCTATACTAATACATTTTCTAACACTCATTTCATTCAATTTATTCATGAACTCAATTGTATCAATGTTTTTAGGTTTTTTATGGCCATATTCATTAAAAATATTTTTCATTTGATCAGAGAGAAATTTCCTACATTTTTTTTTACTTGCTGGATCGTTCTTTATATTTAAGGTTTTTTCGAGAGTATTACATAACTGACTTATATTTTTGTCAGAAAAGAAAAATTTATCCATTATTTTAATATTACTATATTATTTCTTTTATTTTTAAATGTTAAATCTAAACACAATTTTTTTTTACTATTTTTTATGTATGCTCTTATTATAGACATGAATAGTTTCCCAAATAGTAAATTTCCTCCAAATGGATATAATAATAATAATTTCAATAGACAATCAGTTCCCTCAAATAATTTTCAATTCAAAGAAAATCATGGAGTGTTCGCTGATCCAAATGATAACTTTATCTCCATCACCTCAAATTCTAAACATCTCATGAATCAAAACCAAATGAGTAACTTTAAAAATGCATATAAACAACCATACCCAATCATAGAAACAATGGATTACAAAAATCAAAATAATATCATCCATAATAATCTTGCTGATAATCTCATGAATGAAAATATCACAGAATATAGAGTAATGATCGATAGTGTTGATAGAAATATTAAAGCATATCCTGATCCACTCTCTTTCATCGTGAAATTTGGTGTATTGTCTGGAGGAAGCGTCAATAAAAATTTTAATAATGACGAATCTGCATTCTTTGAAGGACCACCACAACCATATATTAATAAAGATTTCAAAAATGTCAAATATGTTAAATTAGATACTATTGTCTTGCCTCAAAGAATAAATTTAGAAAAAGATAATGATACATACAGTTGCAAAAATAGAATTGCTGATGATAGATTTGTCTCTCTGAATATAGAAAGTCTTGAGCATACAACCATGTTCGCGACTGCTGATAATAGTCTAAGAACAAATCCAGATACAGGTAGAATGATGACAACACAAAGACCATTTGCTGTTATAATCCCAGATAAATTGTGCCAAAATCATTATCTTGGTATCCCATATTATGGAGAAAAAATATTTAAATCATCAAATTTAGGTAATATCACAAACATGAATATCAAATTTACTGATAGTTTGGGATTTCCTTTAAAAATTGGAAATTTATATACATATGATGAACTAGAATGTGCTAAAATATCAGGTCATCCTATTCCAGTGACAGATTGCAGACATCCATTGAATAAAAAATATCAAGTATTCATGACTTTTATTATAGGTGTTGTAGAATGTGAACTTGCCACTAACACTAAATATGATCAATAAAAAGTTGAAAAATTAAATCATTAATGTATCAATTATACAAATATAATTTAATTATGTTTTATTGCAATTATATTTACACAGAAGATGGTAAATTATGGACTATTGGAGAAAATAATTATGGTCAGTTCAAAAAATTTCCAAATCCACCAATTTTATCAAATATTGATCCAGAAATAAAACAAATGTCTGGAGATTGTCACAATACAATGACATTAAAAAAAAATGGTCAATTTGTATTCAACAATGTTCCAACTTTATCACATCAAAATCAAATTGAATCAATACATCTATATAAAAATTATATATTAATGATAAAATATAATGGTGATGTATTAAGTGGATGTCATGTTGATAAGTTAACAAAAATTAAAATAAATGATCAAAATACAATTAATTATAAAAAAGAAATAATAATACTAAAAAATAATAAATCAATTGTATTCGATAGTGATAATTTTGAAATCATAACTAGCGATTCAAATTTAAAACAAATTATAAATGGTAACAGTCATCAAATATTAATCAATGATGAAAATATATTATTCAATGGCAAATACTTTGCAACTCACATTGATGTTAATTTTGAAGATTCGTCAAATGATTTAACAAATATAAAACAAATTTGTTCAGGCGCTGATCATACATTAATACTCAAAAAAAATGGCGAATTGTGGGGTATTGGATTTAATAAATTTGGACAACTTGGTCTCAAGGACACAATAAATAGAAATGAACCAGAACTAATAATGAAAGATCCTAATATATCCAAAATTGCATGTGGATTCAATTGGTCGTTCTTTCTCAAAAATAATAATGAATTGTGGTATTGTGGATGTAATATATACGCCTTTACCTTATTGAAATTTCCAGATAATTCAAAAATTATTGGAATTAATGATCAAATGTTTGGAAATATAAACTGGAAACCAAATTTATTCCAATATTCATCAAAAGAATATCAAAATATAATATTAATATTCTTATTAGTATGTAAATATTATGAAGTTTATCATAAAGTAAAAATGGTGAAATACATGAAAATCGAAATTATCAAATATTTATTTTATTAATAATTTTAACATAAACAAATATCAAAACTGTAAAATATAAAGTAGTCAATATACTTGTATATCCATCACAAAATGATAATAATTTATCATTATAATTCCAAGTTTGTTTATTATGCCACAAATAACTCATTTTACCAAATACACACTCTAAAATCAATACACCAAAAAATATCAATATAATTTTCCAAATATCACTCATTTTATCAAATCTACTTAAAATCAACATAATGATCATCAAAATCCATCCATAAATATTAAAAACTGTCATACTTAACAAACATTTCCAATCAAATTTTTCAATACAATGATTTGTTCCACCAGATACCATTATTTCATTTATTATTCCAAAAATACTTGCAATAGTATATGTTTTCAATAATTCATTCATATATTATATGCCAATTTTATAATCTCTAAAAATTATAAAACTATTCCAAACAATATTTCCAATATTATTTATTTGGATATGTTGCATCAGGATCAAGAGTCATTATCCAATCTAATATTTGCACTATTTTATTTTTATGTAAATTATTTCCATCACCATCATCTTGCAATACCAATTCATCTAAACAATATTTGAAATGTTCTGCATACTTAAATCTATGCATTATAATCTTGACTATCGGTAAAATATATTTATCAAAATCATATAAATTCTCATCTCTTGTATAATATTCTGAACAACATCCAATATAATCCGAAAATGTCATTAAGGCTTTCTTCCAATATGTGTGATTTTCTGTTTCTAAATCATTTAATATTCTCATTAATTTATCTTTTCGAAGTTCGCATGATTTATGTATTCTTATCGAATCACATTTCGCGGAATAATGTCTACATACTACTTCTCCACCAAATTGTTTGGCTAATTTTTTATTTTTACCATTTATACACAAATCACACAATTTATCATACTTAGATTTATATATTTGATCTTTTTGTGATAAAACTTCTAATTTGCGTAATGTATCATTTAATTTTATAAAATCAATCATTATAATATAATAAATGAAAAATAATTTTTATTTATTAGTTGAATGCTAAATAATGATATTGAGGCCATTTTTTAGGTGGTAATTTTAAAAGATAATCATATGCAAATGGATATAATTCCATATTTAAATATAACAATACATCATTCTCCAATTTGTCAATAAATTTACAATTTAATTTTTTAGTATCTATTTGTATTACATATTCATTTATTAATTTTTCATTTTCATATTCTGATGATTTTATTTTATGCAAAATTAGTTTAGCATAACTTAAAATATCACTTTCACTGTAAAATTTATATTTTATGAATTTGCATAAATGATTAAGATTCATAATAATTTGTTTGTAAGATCCATACATGTCCTGCAATATATAATTAATATTTTCTACGTATCTTTGATTAAATTTAAAATTCTTTTTTAAATCAATCAATATATAATAATATTCCTTTTTCAAATATCTAACATATTCTCTCTCATCAAATCTAGTCTCCCATGGTATTTGTTTTTCAATACCATTTTCAATTGCTATATATTCATTTTCAAGTTTTAACATAAAATGAATAATATTTCTCATACTTGTTTTCAATGAATCAACAATATCAATAGTTTTGTCATCAACTTTTTTTTTCATTGACATTATATCTTCCAAAGTCCATTTTATTTTTGATTTTTTATCTAATTTTATTTGAAGTAATATTATTTTATTTATATCTGGATCTGGCTCTACATATTTCTTAAATTTATCAAGTGGCATAATATCAGTTATGGTTTCACCAAATTTTATTGCCTCATCATAATTATAATTCTCAACTATCTTTGGATTATTTATTTTCCATGGATAATTTGTTATCCTGCTATTGTGTCCAGATGATAAATATAAAAATTTAACGTGTTTTGGCAAATTTGTAATTATTTGCTTTAACATTTTATATAATATCTCATAATTCATATTTGGATCAATAAAATTCATTATATCCACATCTGTAATATATGTACAACCCTTATAAAATGTACCACAATATCTATAATTATCATTAATCGTAATATCTGGTATTATCTTATCAATATATTGTTTTAAATCTTCTGAATATTTCAACATATTATATTATTATATTATATATTTCTGTTGACATTTCCACAATAAAAAAGTTAATCAATAATCGGTATTGGAATCATATAATCAATTATATATGTGTCCTTGTCTAATTTAAGAGCAAATCCATTCTCATCTGTTGCTACCTTACCTATAGCAAAATGTAATTCATAATCATAAACAGTGTGCGACTTATCATAATACCAATAATCCTTAACTTCTGAATACTTTAATTCTTCGTCTGGTTTTGATAATAATATTGCAGCCTGTATCTTCATAACTTTTATTTTAATACTTGTTGATTTCATACTATTTAATCCATTCTCAATTTTTACATCATCATTTATATCTTCTTTATATGCTGGACCAATATATTGATCAAATAATCTGTTCTCATCAAATTGGAAACATTTGTACTCCTCAACTAACATATTGTGATTTCTATTTAATTCACAATCTATTGCAGCCTCCTTCATTGTTGATAAAAATGATTGGATTAATCCATCTTTACTTCTTGCTAAATCTTCTATGTATTGATCAGTTGTCCATTTATTTGTCTTGGTCTTTATTGATTTATATCTAAATACCTCAACATGTCTTTCTTCCTGTTTTAAATCCTTATGTGAACAAAATCTAATAGCACGTCCGACCATTTGTGTTATTCTCACCTCATTCCAATAAGGTTCCATAATATGCACTTGTCTACAATTACTCAATGATAATCCTTCAGAACCAGCAGGAGAAATCAAAATTATCTTAATAAACTCTCCATATTTATTCTCAGTTTTATTGTATGCCTCCATTCCTTTGTATCTGTCCTCTTGTTTTATAGAACCATGAAATTCAACATAACCAATTTTACCCTTTACATATTGTTTTGTCTCCATGTAATTGTAAAAATTAAAATATCTCAAATAAACCTTGAATATCTGCAATCCTTCCATTAACACATAATTTGAATATACTAATGTAGGTCCAGGTGACATCATTATATTAAATATCATATTTGTCATCTTTGTTGAACATTTTGTCATAGCACCATACAAAGAAGATTTCTTTTTTTCATTTTTGTGAAAACTAGCAAAATCATTTTTATACTTTGTTTTAAAAGTTTCAACATCATCCATAATCGTATATTTTGCCTTAATATCATCATCATTGAATTTATCCAAATATTGATTAAACCCCATTCCATACGCATTCAGTGCATCAAGATATTTTGAAACATTCATAACTTTGTCACCATCTTTTTGAGCTTTCAAATCATCTTTATTTTCTTTACCTTCTAATAATTTTTGTGCTTCTCTTTCTGATATTCTAAATTTATTTGGTCTTGGTCTTCCTTCTCCATTAATAAATTGTGATATTGCTGGAAATACAAAATTTGCAGATTGTCTTGTATATGATTTATAAACTTGTGATCCTCCAGATTTCCCACGAGCCTTCTTTGCTATATTATCCTCTATTTCCTCAAAATAATTATATATATCTTCATGATAATCGCTCATTGGAACATCAACATAATTTAATTTTTGAGTTGCAAAATTATCTGGTGTTGCACCATAATAATATGAAACTAATCCTAATATACGTCTCTGAAATAAATTTTTATTGTTCTTATTCATTGTACTGTAATTTGTTGTTGAAATAAATAAGTGATTGAATTCATTCTCACTTCTTGGAAAAATACCTGGTCTCAATAAATTAAATAATAATGATAACTCAAATGGATTGTTAATCGCTGGAGTCCCTGATAATAATACAACTCTTGTATCCGGATTTTCCTTCTTATCTTGAATAATCGCATCATATATTACTTGAGCTCTCTTTCCTGTTAAACTATTCATGTTACTGTACACATTTCTCATAAAATTATGCACTTCATCTATTATATATAATGTCTTCTTGGAACTATCCACATTCTTCTTTGCATCATTAAAATTCTTATCTGCAAATGGTGAATCATAATGTAAAAAAATTATGTTGTTGAATCTATAATCATAATCATCTTTTAATAACCATTTCTTAATTTCTCCCAACCAATTTCCTCTCAAAGATGCCTTCAATAATAAAAAAACATTCCAACCAGGTGTATAATTATATAATGCATTGTACACATTAATTGCTGATCCAGTCTTTCCTGAACCTAATCCATGATAAATTAAAATATCTCTAAATGGACTCTTGTAATCTAAATATGTACTAATAAAACGTTGATATTTTCTTAATTCTAATTGTGATGAAGAATCTTTTGACATATTGCAAGGATCCTCACCAGCCACTTTAATTATCTCTGGTAATTTATATTTCCTAAAATTCGCTAATACCCATGAAGGGAACATTCTCCCATTTATTTTTAAATCAACATACTTGTTTTTTCCATATTCTGGCTTATATTGCGTTTGTGTTGACATATCAATTACTTATATATATACATCATTAAAATTTAATTTCCAATTTAAATTTCAATAAAATCTTTTTCAACTATTATATCCTAAATATCAGCTTTTATAATAACCTTTTTCTCCAATTTATAATTCTTGTCATTTGCTGGTTCATCATCAACAAATGATGCATCATCAAAATCATCATCAGATATCTCCTCCGAAAAATCTGATAAAGATTCACTCTTGTCATTGTCAGGATCATTCAATATCCCATAATGTTTTAATGCTTCCTGTGCAGCATCCTGTTCAGCCTTCTTCTTTGATGTAGCAATTCCACTACCAACTATCTGCCCCTCATCCTGAGGTGTCTTTCTTCTTTTCACCACAATTGTAAATTGCTTCTTGTGATCAGGTCCAGAAACATCCAATTGATGGTATGTGGGATCCTCCCAATTCTCCTTGTGAAAAAACTGCAATAAAATATCCTTAAAATTTGTTTCTATATGCAATAACTCTGCTAAATCAATCTCAGTTTCTATTAACTTTACTATCAGTTCCTTGCATAATCCATAATTATTCTCAGAATCTATAAATAAGGCCGCTATAAATGCCTCAAATGAATCCTCCAATATATGATAATTTTTTTCTCTACACCCATTCTTCTCCATTAATCTTGATAATAACACATATTTATTCAATCCAATTGCTTTGTTTAATTCTGCTAATGTCTGACCATTCTCTATCTTTGTTCTCAATCTTGTCATAAATCCCTCATCTTGTGGCTCATATCTCTTCCATAAATATTCAGCTAACACCAAATGTATCACAGAATCACCCACAAATTCTAATCTCTCGTACGAGTCTTCCTGCAATGGAATAGCTTTCGTCACATCATGAATCATATCTAATTCTTTACCAAATATATATTTTGATGTTTTGTTACTGCTGTAAAAAGATATATCACGATCTAAATAAGATATATGTGTCATTGCATTCCTAAATAATTTTATATCCTTCACTTTGTAATTTATTTTACGATTGCTCAACATACCTTCAATGTAAGCCTCTGTAATGTATACATTATGTTCATTCAAAATATACATTTTTGGATCAACATTTAGAAACTTATTACTATCACTGCCTGACATCTATTATTACTACTTTTATTTAATACATTTATCCTTTATATATTAAAACATCAACTTTTTCCAATTAATACACCAATCAAAAAAAGTTGAAATATTAAGTGCTGGTAATCTCTATTATTTGTGTCATTTATTCAAAATGGGAAACAGAAATATTAAATCAACAAATAACACAGATAATTCAAATAATGTATGCCAAAATTTTCATGCAAAAATTGATTATTCCAGAGAAATTTATGAATTTGATGCAATCAAGAAAATTCTAATAATTGGTGATGAAAAAGTTGGTAAAACACAAATTTTATCAAGATATACCAAAAATGAATTTTGTGAAGAATATTCCAATGCAATCTCTGTTGATTTTGCCACAAAAACTTTTGCAATTGATGACAAATTTTGGAAATTGCAAATGTGGGACCATAACTGTGTTGATGGATATTCATACCTAATGAAACATGCAATCAAAAGTACTGAAGCAATAATAATTGTTTATGATGTCACAAATAAAGAATCATTCAATAATATTCAAAAATATCTAAAAGTATTGAATGACAATAATTATTATAATAAAATATTTATTGTTGGTAATAAATGTGATCTTGAAAAACAAATCACATTGAATGAAGTTAAAAGTTTGTATCCAGATATTTCAATTTTTGAAATATCTGCAAAAACTAGCGAAAATATTGACAAATTATTTGAATCAATAATTCTCGATCTGTATGATAATAAATCAGGATCAAAATAATATTTTTTTATTTCAATAATCTTCATAAAAATCTGCATAATTGTCATCATAATATTTTTGATAATCTCTTCCAGATCTAGCCAAAGTTGTATTATTTTCAGATTCATCCACAACTACTTCTTCATCAAAATCATCAAGTTTATCTTTATATTTATCATTCATTATTCTGTAATTTCTTGGATTATTTATTATATTTCCAGAACTATTCGGAAATTTGTAATTTGTTTCAGCTGGTCTTACTTTATCTTCTGGTCTATAATTAAATTTTGGTCTTTTACCACTTTTAAATCTTTGTCTTGTTCTTAACATTGACTCCCTTTTTGGTTCAATAGTATCTCCAGTGCATGTTATCAAAAATTCTTGAAATAAAGTATCATCAAACATTGTCTTATTGTTTTTTTCCAAATAATAATTTCTCATTTCTATTAATTGAGATGTCATCACATTATGAAAATGTTCTTTCTTTTCATCTTTTTCAACTCTTCCCTTCAATCCATATATCATATTATTTAATAACATATAATCAAAAGATGCAATTTGAATATAATCTTTATCTCCATCTTTCTCTACTTTCCCATCAAGAAAAATTAATGGTTTAACTTGTTTGACAGGAACACACCTCTTATTGTAATGAATCACATGACATAAAATAGTATCTCCAATTTTCAAATAAACACTATATCCAAAAAATGACCAAAATGGATAATGTTCTTCAATCAATATATTTTCATCTGGATGATTCTTTTTGAGTATATCCAATAATTTTAATACATCATCTTTATAGTTGGTTGATACAAATTGATAATATGGAGGACTATAAATTTTATATTTACCTCCTAACTTTTTATCTTCTTTTATTCTTGATTCATTCAAAAAATGATTATATGCATAATGCCCAATCAAAATAATGCTATCCTTGTTTTTTAAATATGTATAAATGGAATTATACACTAATTTATATTTAGAATTATCAAAACTTCCTAACGTTAATTCACCTTTTGGAGCTTTAAATGGAAAATGTTTTTGTAAAGTTATGATTCTTGGAAATGTCTTTGCCCATCTATGTGATGCACTATGATATGGATCTGTTAACATTCTGTACATGTCTATCATTACAAAAGATGGATGAGTATATTGTAAACCATCTATCTCAATATATGGCGTTCTGTGATAAATATTTCCAGGTACATATGAAATATCACATACATTGACAAATTCAACAAATATTGAATACGTTTCTGGATGTTGAGCTTCACCACCAGTAATATTCTTGTATCCATTCTCAAAAAATATATTTGATAAATTCATAATATCAACAATTGGATTTGGAGAATAAAAATCTATGTCAGCTATTGCACTCTCATCATAAAAAGCATCTTTCGAATCCTTTGATTTAATCAACGCATTCTGAGCAAATCCTCCGTAAATCTTTCTTTTATTCTCTCTGATAAATTTAAACACTAATTCATGTATAGTTTTTAATACTTTAATAGTTGGCTCAAATATATTATTCTTTTCATTATCTATATGTTTGACCATATTATCTATTTTATCATCTAACATCTGTTTATCTTTATCGTTGTATAACAACATTTCTATACATTCAATATATAAAAAAATAAAAAATTGATATTCTAAATATATAAACAATAATATTTATTATTAACATTTAAAAAATGAAGAATATACAATTAATTAATAAAATGGAAACTATCCTAAAAATATGCAATGATATGAACAAAATTTCTGCATCAATCTTCAAAAATATGAATTTTATGACCGATAGTCTTAATACCATGTCATATGATATCTTATCTGTATACTCTAATTCGGTTGATAGAAAAAATGCATATATGTCACTCATCAAATTCGTTGACATAGAAATCGCAATTGGTATAGAAGCTGGTGTATTTGAATTTTCGCTTGTCTATGTTAAAAGACATGAATTAAATATTGATATGTTTGGATCAATATATAATGATAAACTAAAAGACATTATCTATAATTTAAATCCAGATTCGCCAATTAAAAATGAATATATTAAAAAAGCAGTTTTAAAAGATATCAATCCACAAAATGTTGCCTTCATGAAACCACATGAAATAAATCCACAATTGTGGGAAAAACAAATCAAAAAAAAACAATTAAAAGAAGATAAAAAAAATAATATGGCATCCACTGATTTATATCAATGCTATAAATGTGGTGAAAGAAAAACAAAAATATGCCAATTGCAAACTAGATCCGCTGATGAACCTATGACTACTTTCATCACCTGTTTAATATGCTTTAATGTCATGAAAAAATAAAAATAAATAAATTAAATTAAGTTAATAAATCATATCCTGCATCCAATATCCATTTATTCAATGGATTAATAAAACCATTTTCATTTATTGTTTTAAAATCTAACAGACGAACACTACAATTGTTATCAAATCCATATTTATCTTTGTAACATTTATACAAATCTTCTTTTGATATTACATAATTATATTCTCTTGTATAATATTTAGATAATCCTAATGGTCTAAATATTACACTGTTTATTGATTTTGCACCGAATTCTATCTTTTTACCTATTATTTTATTAAATTCTATCAAATGTTTCTGTTCAGTCTTATTTAGTACTGTTCCAAATGCTCTACCCTCATATTTTTTTAAAATCTCAAACGGACCTCTCTTTCCTGTAAAATATTTATAATCACCATTTACATATAACATTAATGAACTTATACATGATGGTAACATATATACATTATTTCCATCATAATATTCTCTCACAAGAGGCAAATGAAAACGAGAAACACATGAAAATACCTCATCATACTTAATCTTAAATATTTCTATCTTTCTTGGCATGTGTTTTGAATATATTTTGAATTTTATAGATTCTGATACCTTAAACAACATCACATTCTCATCATTGTTAACTTGTTCATTCTCAGGTAAAATATCATTCAAATAAATTGCATACTCTGTATCCACAAGACGCGATTTTAATTTTGATTCTGTTTTCTCCACTAACATTATTGTCACATTCTTTTGTTCTGATAATTTAAAATAATGTTTGTATAATGGATTATTTTGCTCATTGTATTTTTGTTTTAATGTTCTATTAATATTTTTTTTAACTGTAATATATTCCGTATAAAAATAATCTTTTATTTCATCATTGTCAAAATTCTCAATAACATAATTAATGTTTGGATAATCTTTAATCATATAACGTTCAATATATTGTTTATTTACTACAATTAATACATTTTTGTCAGGTTTCACAATAATATCATTTGATACATCCTTATTTTTAATAGTATTCAAATTATTTGTAATTACTTTAATAAGTTTATTTACTTCATCCATCAAATCAAATGTATTTGTCTTTGAACAAATAACGTCTATGTCTGAATCATTATAATATTCATTGAAAAAATTATTCCATTGTATTGTTTCATTATCTTTTTGATCTGACACTACATCCAATAATGGATGTCTTTTCAAACTGCAAACAGGTAATGAACTACCAGTAATTGCAAAATACTTCCATTTTCCAGTCTTTTCATCTGTCTCTAAACCATCAAATAATGATATGTTTGGATTACCGGTTGAAAAAATATTAAACTTTCTTTTAAATCCAATGAAATTATCAATACCATAATTATTATAATTCGATATCATTGGTAACCCATGAAAATTATTTGATGAATCTATAATCTTTGAATCAACCAATAACATAAAATATGGATTCATATGTAAATCATCAATGCACCATGGAAAAACTGGTAACTTATTTGCCGTATTAATATCAAATACATATCTATTTGATTCCCTTGTTCTTGTCTTAATTATACACTCCTCTGTATACATATATAACCATGCATATCCAAATATATATTTATATACTGGCGCATACTTTAGAAATAGTGGATTCATTATCTCTAATACTTCACGATTATTTATCACCAAATGACATAAATCTTTTGATAACGCAAATGTATTGAATGTTTCATATAATTCTTTTGAATCCTTTATATTTCTGAATAATTCACTTATCTGATCCTTTGTATAAACATCTTTTTTATTATTCACTTTATACGACGGATATTTACTTTCAATCACTGATACACTTGTATCAACATAATTTCTATTTTCATCAATATTATGCAAATAATCCTTACTTATGCCACCATTAAACCTCTTAATATATTCACATTCTAATTTATTATCATCTGTATTTGTATTTGTCAATTTTGAAATATTATTCACACCAATCTTTGTTCCAAATGTACGTTTTGTAAATTTATCAGTAATATTCAATTTGTCACAATTATATTTTAATGTCCAATATTCATTATCAACACAATTTTTCACTATCTGTGATGTTCTATTGTTTATAAAATATTTATATGTTTCACAATTAAAATATTGATACAACATTTTACATTTCACAATATCATCAATCTTAAATAATCCGCCGTATAATTTAACATACAATTTTGCATCATCAACATTTATATCAAACATACACATGACAAGTTCCATGTCATTTAACTCCACTTTGAAATGATTATATTGTTCCAATAAATTTTTAGGTATTATATTGGTCTGATGTTTATGAATCTCATTTTTTAACATCTTTAAATCACCAATAATTAATGTTAACATATTTTGTGTTATCATGTACTCTTCTTGTAAAATTACTTTGTTGAATAATTTATCTGATACTTTCTCACTATTATTCTTGCACAATATTAATACCCTATCATATGAACTATAAATATCAAAATTTGTTTTCTTACCCAATTGATATGTATCTATGTTTACAAAAAATGGATTAATCATTTCATCATCTTTTAATTCAATGTACTTCTTATCAATATTAGTTTCTCCTGTTGTATCCATATCACTTTTAACATAATAATTTTCCAACTCAGATATCTCATCTTGCAATACATAACCAATTTCATTATTTTCATTAATTATATCTTCATCTAATATTGAATTATTACTCATATTCATATTAACATTCATATTAAAACATACTTCTTAAACATTTAATATTTCAACTTTTTATCCAAAAAATAAATTAATAAAAAAAGTGATTAATCATCCAATGATGGTAGTTCATCACCAACATCAAATTCTTCTAAATTCTCATCTTCATCCATCTTTGCAACATCATTACCAACAGTTGAATTTGCTGCCATTTCCATTAAATATTGTTGCAATTGTTCATCATTCATATAATCTCCCTCATTCATTTTAGGTTTCGCCTTATATTTATTAAATGATTGACGTGGTGGTTGTTGTGACATATTATTTTGAACACTTGAAAATAATTGAGCATAAAATGAACTCGAATCACCTAATGATATTTTATAAGAATCAGATTGATCATTCGGTTTCATTGTTCGTACTTCTTGTGGTAAATCATCAAATAAATCATTTTCTTCTATTTTTTTATTTGATGATTTACTTACTGTGTCTTTTTGATGTTTCAAGTGAATAATATCATCAATTTGTCTAATATAATCACTTATTTTTTTCTGTACCGCTTTTTTAGATTCTTCTGATTCTTCAATGTCATCATCTAATTCATAATCATTACTTCTTTTAGGTGATGATATTTTCACTGATTTCGTATTACTATCGCTTTTTTTAGATGATGATATTTTCGCTGATTTCATATCATTATCACTTCTTTTATATGATTTTTTTGGTGGTGAATAAATATCTGGTGTGCGCGTTTCGGTCTCCGGTATATGTGTTTTAATACTGGCCTCCGGCATATGTGTTTTAATACTGGCCTCCGGCATATGTGTTTTAATACTGGCTTCTGGTATATCATTATCTGATGATTCATTATCATCATATTCTAATACAACTGTTGTGGGTAATTTAATATTCTCAGATGATATATTATTTTTCACTTTCTTAGATTCATTTTCTTCCTCAATATCTTCATCAATGTATGAATATGTTTCATTGTCAATAGACTTGATACAATTCTTTTCTATTGCCCATTTTAACGCATTATCCATATTATCGTTTGTGGGTGCAAAATGAATTGATTGTGAAATCTCGATAATAATATCTTTTTTATGCATATTTTTATTATGTTTCAAACATTTTATTATTGCACATGCTACAATATGCATACGATTCAATGCATATATTTCATCTAAATCTTTTTCAGATATTTTTGGTTGAGAATAACTTTGATCCAACAAAACACTCAAATTTATCTTCTTTTCCTTGAAACTAAAATCTGTATTTAATCTTATTCTTGCATTGTCACAACAAGTTACAAATAATTTAGCCTTTAATAAACTATTTATAATTGTAACCAAATAATTCATTGGTACTCCTAATATACCTTGAATATCTTTTATTGAAATACATTTATGAGTCTCACATAAAATATCTTCACTATTCATCATTTTCTTATCATTAAACATATATAACACTAATAATTGCGGTGTGGTTACTAAAAATTGATAATCTATACTATTAAAATTCATTTCAACAATTGCATTGCCAATCTCAAAATTCCATTTTAAATTTTTATTGGGATACTGAAATGCAAATACTGTCGTAAATAATTCAATATATATTCCCAATTGTGGCATTATATTTATTTTGTGTGGATTTGTATTAATATCCCACGCATTCGCTCTCAATACATTGAAATTAATTAATTCCCTTTTTAAATCATCTAATGTTATTCCCACATCTAAATATTTTGTTGTTGAAATATTACTTACATTTACATTATCATACATTTTTTTAATCTTCATACTATTTTCAATATCTTCTATCTGATAATACATTTTTTGCACCACATGCAATCCATCATTATCACATGAAAAAGTCTCCAACAAACATTTCTCCAATCCCAAATCCAATGTTACATTTTTCATTAATAATCTATTCTCCAAATATTTGCTATAGATGTAATTAAACATTCTATTTTCCTTAAAACTAGAACAAATTTCTATAATTGATTTTAACATGTTTAATTTGTTATTCTCATATGACTTTATTGTACTATCAATATAATTTACTATTTTTGTCATTAATATCTTATTACTTCCCAATAATCTCAGATGTTCATTATCCCTTTCAATATTAAATAATTCAGTTCTCTTGTTTTTTGCATAATAACTAAATTTTTCATAAAATTTTGTCATCTTAAATATCGTAATCACATCAAAAAAATCAATTTCATCAACACTATTATCTATCAAATCACATAATATCTCATATATATGACATTTCATATCTTCATATTCATATTCCACATCAATAATATATCTATAAAACACAACATTCTTGTAAATTTTCGCAAAAGAATATTGTTTGAATTTATTCACATAAATCTTTAAAAGTTTATCCAGTTTTGTAGAACACTTGTTCAAATTATTATACATATATGCAAAATCTGATAACGAAAATTTTTTTGTCATTATTTGATCATTCAACATTTTATGTATCTCATACATTGTCTCCACATATGAATCAAATATTATCTGATTAATCTTTTTATTATCTTTGTTCATCAACTTAAACAATACATTGTTAAATTGATATGTATTCACTTTCATACTATTTCCACTTAATACTAACATACATAATTCTTTCAATTTAAATTCATCACCAGTATCACATATAAAATTATCATTAAATTTTGTTAGACCTGTAAACACCATATCACCAAATACCGATAAACTATCAATTGCTAACATATTAATATAATTGTTATAAAGATAATGAACACCCATTCTAATTTTTATTCAATTTTTTTTATTAAAAATCAGTCAAAAAGGTCCAAAACAATTTTTTTATTAAAAATCAGTCAGAAAGGTCCAAGACAATTTTTTTACCAAAAAAGTTGATATTTAAACAATCAATAATAAATCTAATATATCAATACAAATAATATGAACCTGCAAAATATATGTGAAAATATAAATGAATATTCTAATCTAAACTACAAAGTAACAGTTCATTATGGTAAATATAATGAATTTGGTGGATCATGTAATATCAATGACAATGATTATAATTTCTTCATGAATAAAATGAAATCATTCAAAAATCTAAATGTAATAAATTTATCCTTCAAAAAATACTCATTATTTAATAAAGAATTATATATCGATAAAAATAATGCAAAAACGATATTTTCTAATATACCCATTAATACATTTATCCATAATAATTTGTGTTTCTCAATATATGATCATCGACCAATGAAAACAGATAATTTTCCAATAATAAATAAATATACAAGTATCTGCAATGTAAAAACTAAAACCTTCAAAAATAAATTGTCAAAATCAACCGAAATTGCCTTTACAGAAGAAATTCATAATAATGTGTCCATTAAAATGATACTTGTTAATTTTGATTCAATGGATGTAAATGAAGCTGTTAAAATTATAAATCAATTATTTGATTTGTAAATTAAAATCTATGTAAAATATTCTTTAAAGCATATGCAAATCCAATCAATATTAAACCATAAATTGCGATTCCAACATATGTCACATTTCCGGTCACATCAGGATTAATCTGTGGTATATATGATCCAATCCCATTTCTAATATATGGTAACGATAATATAAAAAATACAATAAAAACAATCAATGGTTCTCTTAATACTTTTGGTACAATAGATATTAATTTGTCTTGATCTTTTCTCTTCTTATCCTCCCCATTAATTATGCGTTCCTCAGATATATTCAATTCAACTTGTGGAATGTTAACAAATTCTTGAGGTGCTTCCCTAATTTGTACTTCAGGTGATGGCATTCTTGGCATTGCTTGCCCCATTTCACCTTCTGATGGATTTATAAATTCTGGATAATTAATTCCCATTGAATAATACGGATTTTGTTGTCCTTGCATTATATTGTGATTTGCGTTGTGCCCTTGCTCATATTGCAAATTTTGACCAGCACCATATTGCATATTTTGATATTTCATTGCTTCCTCAAATGCTTGTTGTTGTTTTAGATCTGTAATTGATGTTGCATTCATACAAGAATTCATATTTATAGTATATTATTACTATATAATTTTATTTTTATTTAAATTCATTTTCACGCGATTTTTCAGCTTCTATATTTTGTTGTTTCTCCATCTCTATTTGTATAGATGCTCTTAAATAAGTATTTATTGGTTGTTTCTCATGTAAACAATTCTTCTTATGCTCTTCCCAATCACTCTTCTGTTCATCCTGAGTATTATATCTCTTTCTGTAACACCCACCACAAACATAATTATTATTATCCATATTGTTTCCCATCATAAATCTTGCATGCAAAATTCTATCTGCGTTCATTATAATCGGTAAATTATCCCTCTTTTCCTCTGCTACCTCATCAGGTGTTAAATCTCTACTCGCAATCAATCCCCAACCCGTCGATTCCATCTTGCGAAATAATTCTAAATCAATACTCAAAAAATCCACATTTGATGCTCTTCCAATCACTAAAGCATCACCATATACTTTATATGTTCCTGCCAATCTTGTTACTTTTCTATTTATTACATTTGGCTCAGGATAAAGTTGAAGCATCAAAATTAAATTAAATTTTAAATACTTCAAATCAGTTGTTCTGTAATTATTTGTATGATGTCCTAACTCTGCAAGTGCTTCGGACGGTGATTCTATAAATTTTATCTCCTTTACATTGCCATTTGGTGTTACATATACACCTGTATGAATTATTCTATTTGCTAATAATTGTATTACCTCATCTTTGTCCAAAATTGATGATGGTTTACATGTTCCATCTTCCATTATCTCAGATTTTAATAATATTGCATCTCCATGTATATCTTCCTTCCCAATACCCATATGTGTCGCAACCATATTTATTTTATCTGGATCATCTTCCAATTTATTATCCTTCATATTTAAAAAACATATTTGATATATATACTTGTGATTCTCATAACATGTTACTGTGTTTCCCAATAACTCTGGAGTCAAATTAGTTGTTATAATTATTAATTCCATCATTTCTGATTCCATTGTATTGCGTACATCTATATATCTACCCACTTCATTCAATAAATATTCATTTACCTTTAATTTGTCTTTGTTGTATGTGTCTTTACAAAAAGCAAATTTATTAGATTTTATTATTGCAACATTAAAATTTTCGGTCATAAATAAATTATATTATTTACTTTTTAAATGTTATCATTTTAATTCCAAGTGTCTTTAATTCATCAAATATATTATTAATCATCCTCTTATTTAAAATTTTGACAGAAACTAATGTTCTGTATTCATATTCATCGATCTTGTCAACGAATTTGTCATCTGCAACAACATACAAATAACACTTGTTCTTTAATACCTCAAATGCACCATTAAATTTTTCCCTAATGTATGGTGTCTCAGTGTCAGAATCATCTTTAATATCTTCAAATCCATACTTCACATAATGATTATAGTCATCTATCGTTGATAATAATGCTAACCATTCATATGTATACCCAGTTATACTTTTTGTACTTCTTTTGGCCTTTTTATTAATTCTAATAATATTATTATGATGTACTGTTGATCCAACATATATTTTTTTATAATTTGATTCCAACCATTTCTCTATGTTGACTAATGTTTTAAATGTATATCCCATCTTTTTATAAGCATCAATCATAACCAATCTCTGATTCACAATGTAATTCGCATCCAAATATTCTAAAGGAAATTTTCCCTTGATTATATCATGTTTATATTTATTCATATTAAATTCAATTATCTCCTCTGCATTCTTTGTTGGATTAATATCTAAAATAAATTTATTTGCTGTCTTTATATTTATACGCAATTTATGATTCTTGTAAAATGATGATAATCCAATAAAAATTATTTTATTTTTTTTATTATGTTTTAATATACTATCTATTTTCTCCATAAATGACTCTTTCCATAATGAATTAATCTGTTTCACAATTGTATTCTTTGTTTTTGTAGTTTTTAATAATCCTATCAACTTTTTCATTTTTGGTGATTTTCTTATTTTCATTGTTATAATATCTAAATCCTCAATCGTTACATTTTTATAATAATGTTTCATTATTTCCGTGAATTCCCCCTTCATTGAATTATTTATCCCAACAATATGACATAATATCTCTTCCATTATATATAATAAGTATATAAAATGGATAACATAATAATTAAATATAATAAAGCTATAATTATCACTATAACAATCATTCTAACACTTATCATATGTATCATCGTTAATCATAAACCAACATACAATCTCATCAAAATACAAAGCAATCCAGTAAATCAACAAGAGGCCGGCAATTTTATGCACATACCAGAAAATAACAACATCATCCCAAAAATATCCAATGTTGATCCTGTAATATCTTATGATTACAGTAAACTGTACAATCCACTTGATAATCCAACCAGAAGATTGAATAGATATAATTTGCATACATATGGACTCAAACAAGCAATTGATATGCCCACCAGAGGTTATCCAGATAATTTCTCACAATTTGGAGTACTTGTCAAAAAAAATAAAAATGATAATAATGATAATAATATCATAAGATTATTTGGAAGACAAATGTATCCAGGTGCTATCACTTACGAATATTATACAATGATCTCTAGTGGTAATGATCTTATTAAAATACCTGTACATAATAAACATAATAGAGAATTATATGATAGAGATTCTGTTTATGTTAACGAATTAGATCAAGATTACACCATTAATTTACATAAATATGATATGCCAAGATATTATCCAGATATATTTTAATCACTTTTTATTAAAAAACTCCTTATAATCTAATATAAATATAAACATTATATTATTTGGTAATGTAACACTTATATCATCAGGATACATATATTTATCATATGTTGTTTCAAGATCATCACTTATAACACATGGTATAATCATTGGCATCTTTGTAATATATGAACTTATCGCAACATGAATATCCAATTGTATAATGTTGTCAATTCTAAAACGTGATGTTATCAATTCAGTCCTTAAAAATAAATTATCCACCAAATCACCTTCACGTTCTATATCTAAACCATAATTTAATATTTTACGTGCTAAGTATGTTACATTCTTTGTGGCATCTGGTATTGCCCATGACCATGCCCAAATTTTTGATGATCCTGAATATACACCAATTTCCTCATAACGTGACATAAATATCTCTTTTTTGTCTTTGTCATAAAAATGAATTATTGGTCTTTCAATATCTTTTGTATATGTTTTATCTAATCTAGTATATTTTATCTGTTTTAAAAAGTCATCATACTTATCCCTATTATTATCATAGTGTTCCAATGCATTTTTTATAATATTCATTACTTGATACTATATATATATAATTTATAAATTTTATCTTTTTATTATATATCAACTAATTCTATATGTCAAATTTAGGTTTACTAATAACATTTTTTAAAACATCAAATATTGTTCAATTTATATCCATCGCCGTACTCAGTAGTAAAATAAATGATCTGATCGGATTCTTTGTATCGGACATATTCATACCAATCTGCAAAAATCACAAAAAACATAAAGAAGAATTCAAAGATAAATTTATCAATATCTCAGGCATCGATATCAAAATCGGAAATATCGTCACAAAAATAATTGAATTCGTAATTGCAATAATTGTCATTTGCATCCTTTTAAAATACTTCTATGATCACAAAATAATTCAAAATAATTCAAAATAATATAAAATAATTAAAAATATTTTATTATCATAAAACATTTTAAATTATTTTGTAAACGGTATGAATGGTTGTATCTTTCTTCTTTCCTCCATAATTTTCTTTATTGACACTGTTTGCTTGTTCACCTGAAACTCTCTTTCTTTCTTAATTTGTTTTTGATGTTCCTCTATTTCTTTCTCTTTTTCAGTAGAACATATAAATATTGGTGGATATGATCCTGATGGCATATTATATTTAGAAGAATCTACTTTAGCATCATCTCCTCCGCGCATCTTTCCATTAGTCCACTTGCGATATTCATCATAATCTGGAGATTCACTATCCAATGTATTATTCTTCATTAATAAATCAATATAATTCATATGTATATATTATTCATATAAATTATTTTTTTAAAACAAATTTTATGAATAATATATTACTTCAATATTAATTGGCATTCCCATATTGTTCACTGTTAAATATTTTATGTTCACCGATTTTTTCATAAACTTTATATCTCTATATTTTGAATATTCATCCTTGTTAAAATCACCCAATTTTTGTTTGTTTCCATCAAATTTTAATCCATCATCTATCAAATAAATCACATCATTGTTATTATTGTACACATATATTGGAATTGAATATACTTTGTTCAATACGTATAATTCAGTCACACAATTTGTATTTGTCACTATATCCTTACTTATTCTTCTCACAAATTCAAATATCTTATCCTTCTTCTTTGTTCCAAGATCAACATAAGTGAATATTTCATCCTCTATCGTTTGCTTGTTATTCTTATCAATTAAGTAATCAACCACAATACTCTTAAAATAATTTGATAAATTGGTTTGTAAACTACTGTAGTATCCCAAATTTCTACTATCTAAATCATAAAATTGTTGTTTGAACCAAAAATAACCATTCGCAAAAGCTCTATATATACTTAAATTATTATCTATTATTTCCTGCAAATAATAATTGTCCATCGTTCTCAATGGATGGTTTGCATTAATCTGGAAATAATCAGCCTCACTTATACGGGCAACTCTTCTCTTTCCTATTGTTGGTATATTCTCCTTCCCAAATAAATCAGTCAATTTCTTCTCAAGTATATAATTTGTACTCTTTATTATTTTCTGACCTTCTCTCTCAGTATACACATTGTAATCCACAACATCCGATACAAAATATTCATCCTTTCTCAAAATTTCTGCTGCCTTCAAATCATCATTTGTTAATTCCTCACTCACCTTGTTTATAAATATTATTGCCATGTCCCTTGTCAACGTAAAATAACATTTATCATAAAACCATTTACAATGATCGTCTTTAATGCATGTATCCTTTGTTGTATTAATTGCACAAACATTTCTGTTATTCTTAACAATATAATTATCCAATACCGGTTGTGTATTTATTATTTGCACAAATTTATCATATTTCCCACCTGTCATCGGTTGTTCCATTGAATTATACTTGTCAAATAATGTCTTGTCAACAAGTTGATATAATATTAATTTTATATTGTGTTTTTTTGCCTTTTTATCACTATTCGAAATCAATATCTTTATTATCTTTTTCTTCACTCCCTCATTTGCAATAAGATTTAAATATTCGCTCAATTCCAATCTGAATAATTCATAACTCTCATCCATATATTTATTGTTATTCACATTCTTTATTCTATCATCAATCTGTAACTTCTTCTCATGTGATAATCTAATCTCCTCATCAATCTTATCGTATAATTGCTTGTGTTCTAGTACATATCCTTGTTTATATGCCCAAGCAATGTCAACTATCTCCTCATTCACTGGTACAACATCATACGACATCGTCATTATTGCTATCACTGTTGCTTTTGTCTTTGTTTTTGTCTCATAATATAATCCTATTGGTTTTACTGGTAATTTCTGCTTTGATACACTATACATATCATTTAATTTAACTATCGTTTCTTCCACATTTTTTAATTTGTCTTGAATGTGCTTAGTAATCGCTAAATTATAAATTGATCCAGATAATGCCACTGGAACAATTGTCCCATTATTACACATTAAATATTTACACTTATTTCTAGCATCAATAATTTGATATTTAGGTGTATAGTCTTTCTTCCCTATTTCCATCAATATATTATATGCCTTTTTAGCAACAATATTGTTTAGTTTTGTTGTCACTGATAATAACATACTATTCTCACAATTTCTCAAATAAAAATCAGTAACATAATTTATCACATTGTCCTTCTCCTTTGAATATTTAAATATCTTTCTGATGTCAATGTCCTTTGTTATCTCATCTATTTTCGTAACAAATACTATCGGAAAATAATTCTTATTCTCCTTTATCAATAATATTGTATCCTTGTTGTATAAATCATCAATATTCTCTGTATTCTGACATACCAATGTAAAATCATCAATTGTCTTTTCTTTCTCTAACGTTTTCTTAATCACAATACTATGCTTTCTAAATATAAGAATGTTTATTCCCTGTTTTGTAATAACACCTGGAATTGACATGAAATGCGCAAATATGTCAAATGGTAAAATCGTATTTGTCTTCATAAAAGTTATAAAATGTTCCTTGGTTTGAAATTGAGTCTTCGTATCTCCATTATTTATTGCTGTGAATAATTGATCTTGTTTGTCATCTTCTAAACATTTTATGAATTTCTCCTTTATTTTTTCTACACTTGTGTCATAAACAGATGCTATCGCATTTAAAAATGGAAATTCATCTTGTTTTGAACCATACTTGAAATAATATCCCGTCTTTGTATTCAATAAATAATGATGTTTTATCTTTCTTGTCTTTCCCATATTCTCATTCAAATAAAAATCTAAATATCTCGGCAAAAATGCTAATCTTCCCTCTTGAATCTTATTGGTATCTTGCAATATATACAATCTGTCACCAACTATCTTTGGTAAATCATCCTTCTTCTTGTCAGTCTGACCTATACAATTCATAAAATAATCTCTCTTTTCCACATTTCTTGATAAATATGGATCCTTTCTAAAACAACATGGCATACAACTTCCAAATGGATTCTTACTTCTTGATAAAAATCCTACATGCATATGTTCACCATTCTCAATCGGATTACACGAATAAAATATTGTTGGATCGTTCACATCATTCACACCCTTCAAACCTACTGCTCTTATCACTATTTCCTTATTTTTACCCTTCTTCGATTTATATGATACCTTTTTCTCATATATACCAGTCTCATCATTCAATGTAAATCCATTCTTTATCACCTCATCAATTGATATGTATTGTTGTGGTCGTCTCTTCTTATCAGTACCACTATGTTGACATAATCTTGTCCACTGATTTTGCCCCTTCTCCGGTTTGAACCCTAAACGTTTCTTGTCCAGTTTTGCCATATTCTTAACTGATGTCGTTGATTTCTCATAATCCACTATTTCATCTACTTTGTTTCTTCTCTTTGCAATATTTATCAATTTCTTCAGTTTCTCTTTTAATTTTTGTCTTTCAGGTTTCTTATATAAATATGTCTCTGTGTACAAATATATTAAAATATTCATAAATGTTATTATTCTATCAAGTTGATCCTTGTTTCTCGCACCAGAAATACGAATTTTATACTTGTCTCGTTGTTTACCTTGAATATCAATTCCTATTCCAGGTGGCTTATATTTCGGAATGTTTTCAAGTCTCTTTAATGTCTTACGTGAACGTTTGATATTTGGATACTTCTCCCTCACTCTCTCTATCTCCTCCATCGCTCTATCCATTGTTATGTTAAATTGCTTACTTATTTCATTCGCTAATGATTGATCATTATAATCATAATTTCTCATAAAATATAATATTCTCTGTTCTATCCTTGCCTGATTCTCATATTTTGAAACTCTCTTGTATCTTAAATATGTTCCAAATTTACTTTTTTCATCCTGTTTCTTAATCTTTGATTGTCTCTTTCTTGGTTCTATAACTAATGCAATGTATGGATAAAAATATCTGGAAAATTCTGATAAATCATTGTGATTAATTGAAAATTTCTCTGGTAATTCAAACTTTTGAATCGTATTTATAAAAGCATACTTAAATTCCTCATTCTCTGGTATATCAAACTTTATCTTGTTCTTCTCGGAATTTATCTTTCCAATCAAATGTTTGACATAATTATATGTGTTCTTTATGTCATCGACTGTTGCCATATCTTCCTCTTTCCATTGAGTTTTATACTCTATTCTTGAATTATCATTCAAATTTATTGCCATGAATTTCTCAGTATTCTTCTCCGTTATTCTCACCTTAAAACTTATCCCATATGGAGCATTCTCAAACCATTTTGATAATACATCTATATTCTCCTTCTTATTTGAATACTCTGCAATGTACTTCTCACTGTACTTAAAAACAATCTGTCCATCTATCGTTTGATACTGTATAAATGGATACTCTAATGTTGGCACAAATTCATTAAATATACTATATAAATCAATCTTTGTGTTTTTTGCTATTCTCAAATTCACATGAATCACCGATTGAGTAATGTAATTTTGCTTAAATATTGATCTATACACTGGCACCTTCTTCAATTCCTCCACAGTATATATTATCTGATTCTCCATCAAAATATCATTGTTCAATGTCTCGTGAATCGTAAATATCTTGTTTTCCTCTATCTTCACATCTCCACCTAAATAATCAATTATGTATTTTATGTCATCCTGTTTGATTCTCGGATAATATACTCTGAAAAATACATCACTTATATTCTTCATTGCCTCCTGATCTGGCGCATATCCTTTTCCTAAATGATTATATATATCGCTCATATAAATCTCATTATTTGTATAATAATCTTCATAATCATATAATATATTAAAATCATCATCCTCTCTTTTGATCTTACTTCCATATCTCTTAATGTTATCCCTCAATAATTTTAATTTACCTCTCAATTCCTCATATACCCTAATGTTATTGTTGGGTTCAACATCAATATGCAATAAATCAGTTTTCTTAACCCACTTTTGACCTATCATGACTTTTTCTATCTTATCAGTAAAATAATATTCACTCCATAAATATTGACGAGATGGTGCAATGTATGGTGTTTCTGAAAATTTCTTATTATTCAATATTGAACAACATATCTTATTTTTAATCATCTTAATTGTATCATCCTTAAATATATATTGTGATGTCACATAAATCTTTGTAAATGCATTCTTCAATTGTTCATCATACATTAAATTGTCCTTGCTTGTATCAAATTCAATTAAATTACTTTTTGTCTTCTTAAAAATTTTATCATCTTTCAATGCTTCCTTTATTAATTCAGATGTCTTTGTTAAATTTACATCTCTCTCTACATCCATGTCTTGATATAATCTTTCTATATCCTCCATTTCTGTATCCTCATCTATCTCCGCATCTAACTCTACATTCTCTTGTTCACATTCCTCACATGGTGCTTCAAGTTCCACTATCTCATCTGGATCATCCTCAACCTCATAATCTTCATCATCATTTATCTCAACTTCATCATCGTTTCCATCTCCTCCAGTTTGTAATCTATTCTCAGATAATTTAAACGAATTGTGAATATTATGCAAAATATCAACTGTTTCGTTGTCTTGATTATCTCCACCATATAATAATATATCATCATCCACACTTGATAATTCATCAGAGCTTAATAATCCATCACTTGTTTCATTGTTCATCATTGATATTTCATTTCGTTGATTTTTTCTTGTGGATCTCTTCAAATCAGTATCCATCTCAGAAATATCAACTGGCTTCATTGTTGTATAATCCAATACTTCGTCCTCATCACTTGGTATTATTTTTATTCTTCTCATCTCTTTTCTCAATTTATCCTCTTTTATTGTTGTTGCATAAGAATAATAAATCTTCTTCTCAATCAATTTATGATCACCAATATGTTTCTTATACCATACATCACCATATTTTGTTGACAACTCTTTCTTCTGTTGTTTATTCTCGTCAATATTGTATAATGTGTTATGCACATGATATGTATTAAAAAATTTATTATACCATTTATCACCATAATGATTGTCTAATTTTGCATAATCTGATGTTGATAATTTTATAAATGTATCATACAAAGATAAATGAGTTATATCCCCTAATATATTCATTATTGCAGGTGGTACTATTCCAATGTATATATATGTATGGTATTGTATTCTTCTATTATCATTCTGAAATTTGAATAAAATTTTAATTGGATCATCCATATATTTATATATATATGTTATCCAAAAATATTTATTCAAATAATTGATTCGGTTATAATTAATCCACAATATTCTGTTGGATCATGTTTGAAATCTATCTTTGTATATAAATTTCTTTGTATTGCTATATCTGTAAAAAATGCAAATATCTTCTTAAATAATTCCGTATGTCCATACTCTGGTGATGCAATGTGAGATATCTCATGTAATGCTACATACATCACTAAATTTAAATCATGCAAATTATTTATTATATCCTTCGATCTCACACAAAATACTAATTGCTCCCCCTTGTTTACACTGTATGATGTATATGCACTATCTGGTGTACTTTCACTTATATCCACATTTTCTATCTTTGAATGCAATCTCTCAATATATTCACTATACTCTTTATATTTATCATCCTTATTGTCGTTCAAATAATTAGATAAATTTATTAAATTCATTCTAATTTTTGCTAACATATTTGCTGCTTTTTGTTTGTCAGGCAAATCCCTCACTAAATATTTTTTTCCATCAAGATCAGATTCCACATATTTTACCTCTCCTGACGATTTCTTAATAAACATCACAGTTATTATAACCATTAAAAAAATCATTACCAAATTCAGTTTAATCATATTTATATTATTAGTATATTTTAATATAAAATTTATTTTCTACTTTATCTATATAATAAAATATGGGTTTAGATAATTCCGTTCAAATGAAAGATAATTATGCAAAAGATTACTCACAAGAAGAAATATTAAATAATATAAATAATATGTTCGCAGAAAAAAAATATGGATCAGTACTCACTGATGGTGCTGTTACTGGTACATTGAACTTTAACAATCAAAATCATGATCCTTTCTATGATGAAAATGAAAATAATATCGCATTCATACAACAAGCTGGCAGAAAAAATAGATACGAAAAATATGATCTTGGTATGTATGTATCTAATCTAGTTGCTAAACAATCCGGAGGAAATCCTCAAGAAGTTAAAAACGAAACAAGTGACGAATATAAACAATTAGAAGATTTTGATGACTTCCACAAAATTCGTGATCATGTACTCAATGATATCAATAAACAAACTGGGGGATCAAATAAATTATTTAATCTAAATATCAATAACCTCTCAAACTCACCAGCTACACCAATGGATAAACCTTTCAATATCTTATCACTCATGAATGGAGGTAAATCACATAAATATAGTGATAGTGACTCTGATGATGAAATAATAGATATTAAAAAAAAAATCACCAATAAAAAAGGACAAGAATTAAGACCAGATGAAGCTGATTCGGACACATCAGACGTTAATCCTGAAGATGTCAATTCTGAAGAAGATGAAATTGATGAAGAAGATGCAGCAGATAATGATATTGATGATGATGTTAAAGAAGATATTGAAGAAGTTAAAACCGATTCAGATGGTGGTATTAACCCATTCTACAGTAATGATTCTGCATCAGACTATGAATTCCAACATCCATATGTCAAAAGAAAATTTAATTAAATATAATTTTTTTTATTAGTTTTACCTATAAAATAAATATCATAATTTCTCAATCAATCAAAAATCCCCCATTACTTGAATCTTTCTTTATGTCCATCTTGTTCTCAATTTTCTTCTTCCTATTAGTATTTTTTGCTTTTGGTTTCTTCTTTGTTTCAATCTCAAAATTATCATCACTTATTGGTATACCCTTCTTATCCTTAGAATCATCAGAATCCAAATAATATTGCACTGGTTTTGCACCCTTTCTATTATTCTCCTCAATAGTAATATATTTCTGAAATATCTTATTTGCGTCTTTCACTATATTCTCTAAAAATTGTATCGCTGGTTTCATAATCTGATTCGTTATGTAAAATAAGTAATCCAATTTCAATTTGTTCTCCCTTATATACTCAGGATTCTCCACTCTGTCACCCTGCAAATCTGGTTCTTTTTCTGTAACAACATATGCATACGGTATTCTGTCATTTGACATTGGTCTATTGCCAGAATCCCTATCAGCCATCCTATCCGCTAATACTGCATGAACTTGACTTGATCTATTCTTGTACGGTCTTTTTTCAATCAATAATTCATATTCTTTTCTTAATTTATCATATGTCGCATTACCTATCATATTTTTATTCTTTCTTTCATATGTTTCTATCTCCATCAATTTATCTTTGAGTCTAGAGTCCACCTCTTTTCTCTCCTTATAATCATTAAATATTCCTCTTTTAATATCTTTTTCAATTTGTTCACATTCTTTCTTTAATCTACAAATTGCGTTCTTCTCAATTGGCAACAATCTCTCATCCAATATTGCTATTTTTTCATTTTCATCTTGTCTCTCATCTGATGTCATCCCATTTCCTTTTAATGTCTTTGTTATGATATATTTATCCATATCAAATTTATTATTCAATATATTCTTCAATGATTCATGTGTATATCTCACTGCACTCTTGTCACTCTTCTCATTCAATAATTTATCAACTATCCCTCCAACAACTATCTTCACAATCGGCGCATTATCTCTTCTCTTTAATACAATACCCATACTCTTCTGATAAAACTTGTTTGGATCATATTCATATAAATTTCCAACATATCTTTTCTTTGATAATAATATGAATGGCCAAAATGTCTTTTCATATGTTAAATTTTGAGGTGCTGGTAATACTAAATTTATTAATTTTCCACACATTATCCCTAATCTTATTCCAACCTCCAATGATCTGTGATTTGTTAATACTCCATTCTCATCCGATATTCCAAATCCAACAAATATTGAATCCGTATCACCATATGTACATTTTGGATTAATTGTTAATCCTTTCATTGTCTTGTGCAAATCATCATAAAACCATCTCAAAAAATCATCTTTATTTGTTATCTTATTTTTGTCATCCTTAAAATTATCATCTGTTATTGTCTCTAATTTCTCCTGAAATACCCTCAAATAAAAATAATCATTTGGCTTCTTTAAATGTGACATATCCTTTGGGTCATCATTGTCCTTATAATATGATTGTTTTAATCTTGCAATCAATTTCTCGCCCAATAACTCATCCATCTTTTTGCCTAATATTAAATTCATTTGCTCCACATATAAATCATAATCATCTGCTATTATTGTTAATACTATTTTTCTGTAAATATACTCTGCAAATAATCTCGCACAATTTAACATCTCTCTTCCTGTTGCCGTTGTCGATGCTGCAATCTCCCTCTTATAAATTGCACTTGTTGATGCACCAGTCTGTCCATATAACGAATTCGCTGTAATCTTATATGCAAGTTGCAAACCATCGTAAATCTTTGCCTTAAATGGATCTTTCTCACTCTCTGCTAATTTTCTTGTTCTAGATCTCGCACCCAATAAATCCTTCAATATCTCCGGTAATATTCCTATTTTTTCTTTCTTACTCTTTGCAAATATACATTTTGTTTCTGTTCCATCTTTATTATAATATGTCACATCATAATATAAATAACCTGGAATATTCATGTACTTGTTATTCTTTACTAAACATTCATGTGATATGTTCCTGTGAATCATCGAACTAGGATATAAACTTGAATAATCCAATACCGGCACTGCTGATTGATGTATTCCTTTGTGCGGCTTAAATACTGTTGCACCTTCATACCCATCTGCTGTAAATTGCTCTTCTTCTTCTTTCTCTTTTTCTGTTTTTTTGTGATATATTGCTCTGTCCACATTATATGGTTTAAATGTATATGGTATCAAATGTTCTTTTTGTCTACATTTTTTTGCAACCAAACTTAATACTTTAATACCTTGTCCTCTCAAAAATATATATGATAATGGAACTGAACACACATTTGCCATACCAATATTATTTGTTAAAACTTGCAATTTTTCCATTATCTGATTCACAAGAACACAATCCTGTATACAATATTTCGCAATTATTGCCCTGTCCTTTGATGAACCCTTCTGTAATTCAAAAATCTCTCTCGGTTTAACATCATCCTTCGCTTGACACCAATATGATTTATATTTGCTCACATCCAAATCATCCACAATACCATCCACTATAATATATGATAAACTATCATCCTTACCCAATTTCTTTATCTCCAACTTTAAATCATCCCTATAAGAATTATCAGATAATCCATCATTGTAATATATCTTTATAAAACCACCCTCAGATAATCCATATGTACTACCAGAATATATTGTTGTTGTATTCTTTGTCTTGTCTACCATTAATTTCTTAATTCCTTCCCTAATAAATGTTGCCGCTACACTATCCAATTTATAAGATTGCAATTTGTGATCTCTTTGAATCACCTTCATCAAATCTACATTAATTCTACCACTCATCTCATAATAATATAATATGTTCTTCCCCAATGCCGCTGATGATAAATCCTTTGTTGCAAATTTACATTTCTCATGTTTTAATCTTCCCAACACTGAAAACTCCTCAGCACATCCTAATTTTGCAGCTCGTGCCTCAATATACTTGTAATCAAATCCAAATATATTATATCCAGTCATTATATCCGGATTCTCGTCTGTTATCATTTTTCTCCATGTTAATAAAACTTTTCTTTCTGCCGCATCTTCTTGCTCTTTCTTGGTTCCTGGAAATGAATCAATATCAATTGCATCCACTATAATATCATCAATTGGATCACATGTACCTAATGTCACAATGTGTTTCTTATAACATAATGATTCACCATATCTATTAAATGCTGTACCAATCCCAATAATTCTATCATCATCTCTCTGTGCTTGTGGAAATGCTCCATCACAACTTGTACATTCAATATCATATGATGCCACTATCAATGGTACAATACTTGCATCATCAACTGGATCGACATTCTTCCAATATGTATAAACATTTATAGCATTTGATGTTGGTGGTGCTCTTGTGGGAAAATGATCATATTTGCTTATTGAAGCCCAACCACAAGAATTCAAATCTCTATGATGCATAAATCTTAAATTTGGTTCAATATTCGATTCATACAATTTTAATTTCAATGGTGATCTCTGAATACTTCTAATCTCTAAATTTGGTCTCTTCAATACTCTCTCGTATGCTCGAAACCCCTCATAATTGTAAAAAATTAATCTCAAAAACTTAAATTTTTTATAATTTGTAAATTCAGTGAATTTATGTTTGTTCACCGTATCATATGATTTTAATGAATTCCTCAATGGATTTTTCTCATCTCTGTGCACTAATGTCTTCAATCCATCCATAAATTGATCTAATCTTCTTTTCTGCCAATCTCTCGGTATCTCCACATAAAAATATGGCGTAAAATCATCGACTCTTACATATACCTTTTTACCTTCCTTTGTTGTACCATATATTTGTATACAATACTTCTTTATCTGTATCTCATCCATCTCTTCCTCCTCATGGAAATACCCCCAATCAGTTATCTGAAATACTATTTTCTCTTGATCTAACATTATATTGTATATTATAACAAGGTCTTATATAAGAATTTTTAAATATCAATTTTTTTATAAATTACATTTAAATTATATCTATTCATTAAATATAATGGATAATAAAAAATATTACAGGTATCAACTTACATATCCCTATGAAGGATCCAAAATATATAAATCATCATCACTCGATAAAGCCATAAAAAAATGCTACTCTGAATTCAAAAATCTTAATGAACACCCAGATGGTATATTCTCCGTCACCAATATTGACACCAAAAATGAATACAATTTTCAAGCTAAAGTATCAAATGATACTGTACAACTCAATAAAACACAATTCGGAGGTCTACACAATCAAAATTATGTCACTGATAAATTATTATCACTCAAAAGAAAACCTCATTATAAACCACCCGAAAGAATTAATATCGATATTGAACCAAAAAAAGGACCCCAAAAAGTAAATATTGATATATCACCAAAAGATATCCCACAAAATTATAATGTCAACTTTAAAATAAATATGGATGATATCGGTAATGCAAAAGAAATATTTTGTGAAAATGAATATGATGAATGTGTAATTTTATAAAATATTATTATTTAACTATATAAACATTTATTAAGAAATATTAATATCATAGTTCCGTATGAGAAAAAATAATCTTGTGAAAAAAAAAATAAATACATTACTGCAATTATTTCCTATTCCACCTAATCCATCAGATATCGCAAAACTTAAAATTGATAAAGATTCATATCAACTTATATCAACCAAAAATTATGCTGATGATATAACTGCTATCATCACCAAATATATGAACCAAATTAATATTAAATCAAAAGAAATAACCATCACTGATGCTACTGCTGGTGTAGGTGGCAATTCCATCTCATTTGCACATGAATTCAAACATGTACATGCCATCGAAATTGATAATACTAGATCAAAATTCCTTGCATCAAATCTAGAAGTATACCAATTCACAAATGTTAATGTATACAACGATGACTGCCAAAATATTATTTATTCATTGTATCATGATGTAATATTCTTTGATCCTCCATGGGGTGGCAAAAATTATAAAAAATTCACAAATCTTAAATTATCTCTATCAGATGTACCAATTGAAACAATATGTAATAATCTATTTGATTCATCAATAACTATACATCCACCAAAATTCATTGTTTTTAAATTGCCAACAAATTATGATATCGCATTCTTCCACAATAAATCAATCTCCAAAACTATCTATATCCACAAAATGGATAAAATGATAATACTAGTTGCCATAAATCCAAACTTTAACATATAAATTAATCTCTTTCGCGTTCATAATATAATATGTAAGCGTTCTTTGATACTAAATCTTCACGGATCTTGTCTTTTGGTACTCTATAAACTATAGAATCATTGAATTCATACCATTCACCATTTATTGCATTCTTACAATAGGATATATAATGCCCTCCTGAACAATTCCCAGAATGGTCAGTAACTGCATATAAATTATATTTCCAATTCTTCTTATTATGTTCATAATAATTATCATCCAACGTTAAATTCTCAAGAGGAAAATCAACAACTGCATTTGTTTTTGTTTGTTCATATCTCTTTCCACCCACTGCTGTATTATTTACATTGTATGCATTATATCCACCATAATTAGGTCTTTGATAAAAACCATTAATATTCCATGTATGTCCGTAAGGCTCAACTGTAACTTCTTCACTTTTAAATCTCTTCAATTGAATTATCATTATCTCTGGTGGTTCCCAAATATGCATCTTCTTTGTTGCACTTGTTTGTTTGTCACATTTTGTACATTTATATCCATCAGTTAATGTCTCCTCTTGTGAAAAATTCTTTAAACATTCCTTCAATGTTGTTGTTCCATCTTGTTTTGTCTCTATGTTCAACATTGTAAATGGCTCAAATGATCCTGATACATTTTTACATTCTTGACATACAATACTTGAATAATACAGACCTGTGAATAAGTCAGTAACTATTGAATGACTGTTCTGAACATAACTTCTCCAATATTCACACGCTTTATAATATATACACTCTTGAGGATACTCCGACATATATTTTTCAATCTCTGCCATCTTTCTCTCTTTCATCAGACTATCTTCTAATTTTTCATATTCCAAACAAAGTTTTTTGTATCCTAAATGTTTTATATTCAAATTTGGAAATTCAACCATTACTTTACTTTTTATTTCCTCATGTAAAATATCAATAATCGTTGTGAGCATTTCTTGGCTATCGTGTTGTTGGAACCCCTTGAATGTGTCATTGAGCTCTCCAATCTTTCTCTTTACTGATGTTGGAGATACTTTTTGATTATCACTGCACATCACATGAAATAATTTTGATAAATGTTCAGTTAAATTATCTTCATACTTTAATTTTAATTCATTTTCTGTAATTTTGATATTCGCATTTATCTTTTCCTTGTTTTTTTTAATTTCATTATATGTATTTTGTCTCAATCTTTTTTCATATGTTTTTTTTCTCAAGTAGGTTGATAATAGAGATGTAGCGCATAATGGTTGAAGCACTGCGTTCATATAGCATGTATTTCCCAGATTATTCAAGCTGCTTATGCATGGAACTAACTGTTCACGAACTACATTATCGTCTGGTTTTGTCATATTACTTGTATTATTAGTATTATACATTTTAATATTAATAATATATACGAATATAGGTATCTTTAACATCAAATTTCAATTTTTTTGATCATAAATTAACCAATAAAATGTCATATTTTTATAACAAAATATTCATAAATTAATACATTTTTCATTCACCCAGAACAAGTTTATGAATATTCAATAAAAAAATTGAAAAAATTATATAAGCATATAATTAAATTAATGTATCATGAGCAATAAAACAACAGTAATGAATCCAAATTTAAATCACACAAAACAAAATATCGTTGATATGTTCAATTCAAATGTAAAAGGTAATAAATATATTTGACAATTCGTTGATCATGATGGTGAAAAAGAACATTGGTTGGAAAAATTAATGGATATTAAACCAAATTCTAATAATACGCCAGACATCGGTGGTTTTGAAATGAAAAAATTTTCAACAAAAATTTCATTTGGTGATTGGTCAGCAGATTATTTATTTTCTGTAAAAAATAAAAAAAAATTAATAAATAAAATAAATAATTTTGAAATTAATATAACAAAAGAAATATTTATCAAATCATTTGGCAATAAAACTAAAGAAAAAAATAATAGATATTCTTGGTCTGGTTCATGTGTTCCAAAATATGGAGAGTTGAATAATTGTGGACAATCATTAAAAATAGATGATGATGAAAATATACTTGCAATGTATTCTTATAAACATGATAAAAGAGAAAATAAATTAACAAGTGAATGGAATAATAAAGAAATATGCATTGCT